GATTATCTCTGGCGACAAGGACTTCGTGCAGCTTCAAAAGTTTCCTAACATTGCTCAGTACTCTCCTGTTCAACGCAAGTTCATTAAGACAGACAACCCACGTAAACAACTGATGGAGCTAATCCTAAAGGGTGATACATCCGATGGTGTACCCAACGTCCTATCTCCGGACAATACATTTGTTGATAAGATTCGTCAAACTGCCCTTCGTCAACCTGTTATAGATAAGATGATAGACGATCCAAATTCAATGGGCGAAGGTGTATATCGCAACTTCTTACGCAACAAAAAGTTGATAGATTTGGCAGAAACTCCCGATCGTCTAAAACAAGAAATTATAAATAAATTTCATGAGGAACCTATTGGGAAGAAGGGTGATGTATTGCCCTATCTCATTTCTAAAAAATGTCGACAATTGGTCGAGTGCGTTGGAGATTTTGTTTAATATGGCTTATAAAAACACCTTGCTAGTCTATGAAGTATTTGAAAAAGTAGGCAAGGCAACTAAACGAGAAGATAAAATTAAAATTCTTCGTGAAAACGATACCATTGCTCTCAGAGATGTTCTGCAGGGTATGTACGACAGTCGAGTGTCGTGGCTTCTGCCCGCGGGCTCTCCCCCTCCCTACGAACCAGCTGATGAGCGCACTGCTCCGTCCAACCTCCTTGGTCAGAACAAACAGTTCACGTACTTCGTCAAGGGTGGCAAGGGAGATAACATCAAACCTCTCAAACGCGAATCAATATTCATCAGACTATTAGAGTCTATTCACCCCAAGGATGCTGAGCTGCTTATTAGCATGATTAATAGAAAAGCTCCAGCTAAAACAGTAACACTAAAACTTGTAGAGGAGGCCTTTCCTAATCTTATCCGTTAACAACATGCTTAACTTATAAAGGAGATTGCATGCCCGTATCCCAGCTAGACAGACTTAGACAAGACATTTCAGAATTAGATCAATACATTGAAAGGCTTGTCGAAAAAGGTAAACAGGACTTAGTTTTAAAACTAAGAAAGAAGAGAGCTTTTTTGAGCTCATATGTAGCTGAACGAGAAACCGCAACGCAATAAAATAATTAGGAGAGTGGCTGGGAAACCAGCCACTAGTGACTGCAATGCCAACATATCTAATGATAAACAAAGAGACGCGTGAAGAAAAGGAAATGTTTCTTTCCATCTCTGCCCGTGAAGAATTCTTAAACAACAATCCCGAGTGGGAGTCTGGAATCACAGTACCTATGGGGTTTGTAAGTGATTCAAAGACATCATTACGCAAAGCCGGCTCTGGCTGGAGTGATCATCTTAATCGAATGAAAAGTGGCTCAGGCTACACCAATACAATTAAAACATGACATCAAAAAAACACAGAATGGAGCAGGCTGAAAATTCAAGTCGTTCTAAGAATAATTCAATGACAGTTCGTATTGATGATCTACGAACATTTGAACCAATCACACAGAATCAAGCAATTGCTTTCCAGGCATGGGATGAAGGAGATAACCTTGTCCTGGCCGGATCGGCTGGTACAGGTAAAACATTCATTGCCATGTACCTGGCACTTGAAGAGGTTCTTGATCCCTCATTCCCTCAAGACAAAATTGTGCTCATTAGGTCTATGGTTCCTACTCGGGATGTGGGATTCTTGCCTGGTACTCTTGAAGAGAAACAAGAGGCATATATTTCCTTATACAAATCTATGTGCTCCGAGTTGTTTGGTGACAACGTGTCATACAACAAGATGATTTCTGCTAAGCAACTTCAATTCGAATCGACCTCGTATATCCGCGGATCCACATTTAATAATGCTATTATCATTGTTGATGAGATGCAGAATTTAAACTTCCATGAGCTTGACTCGGTTATTACTCGGGTAGGTAAGAACAGCAAGATTATTTTTAGCGGTGATTATTATCAATCGGATTTTCGATTTAAAGATGAGAAAGAAGGCATCTTTAAATTTTTATCGATTATTGAACAGCTCAAGGGCTTCACAGTTGTAAACTATGGCTGGGACGATATTGTTCGCTCTGGTTTAGTTCGCGACTATATTATGACAAAAGAAATGTTAGGAATTACAAATGATTAAAATTTATGGCAAAGATTGGTGTCCTTATTGTACCATGGCGCAAGACCTAGCGACCACCCATGGACTGAAATATGAATATGTTGACATCGAAACAAATGATCAGGCTCTTCAAGAGTATAAAACTAATTTTCCTGATCTCACCTCGGTTCCACAGATTGTGTGGGCAGGGAGACATGTAGGGGGGTATGATGACTTTGCTTTAGAAGTTGAGAATACCAGAGCATATGGACAAGAGGCATTGTAGAGGTAAATATGGCCAAGTTTAGTCGTTTCGATCCCAGTAATAAGAAACGTGTGAAAGACAAGTACGAATCTCGGGATCGGGATTCGAGGTTTGAAAAAACTAATCGCCAAGCGCGCAATCATCACAATCGACAGCATTTGGTGGCAGACGCTGAGGTATATTTTGCAAAATCAAAAGAGCTTGATATGACCTAGTTGATTGTCACTGTGTAATATATTATAATATTTAATTATGGAGAAATTATGAGTAATGTGATATTGACAGATGTTGATGGAGTCCTATTGAACTGGGAGTATGCATTCGATGTGTGGATGCTACGGAAGGGATACCGCCCAGCAACTAGCGCGTATACTGCTTATCAAATCGGTGAGCGCTATAAAATAACTCCCAAGCTATCCAGAGAGCTAATCCGCTACTTTAACGAGTCAGCTGCGATAGGCTTTCTTCCTCCTCTGCGAGATGCAATTCACTACGTTCGAAAGCTACACGAAGAGTGTGGATATGTATTCCACGTGATTACTTCGTTGTCTGATGATACCGCATCCAGCGCTCTACGTACGATGAACTTGAAGAAGTTGTTCGGCGATACTGTATTTGAAAAGTTCGTGTTTTTAGATACAGGAGCTGATAAGGATAAGGAACTTGCTAAGTACAAGGATACGGGTTACTGGTGGGTAGAAGACAAGTTTGAGAATGCCGTTGAAGGTGCTAAACACGGTCTGCAGCCTCTGGTGATGGAACATGGATATAATATGCACAAGAAGCAGTTTCCTCTGATGAAGAATTGGAAACATGTGTATGAGACAGTGACGGGATTATAAGATGAAGCGACTGATCTATCAGGTATATGTGGGCCAGCAAAAGAGACTGTATGATCATTGTACAGCGTCGGTAGCCGCCTATTGTAAAGAGCATGGTATTGATCATATTGTTCAACGCACACCCATCCTCATGATTAAACCTGACATTTTCCTGACAAACCGCAGTAAGGAGTCATATGGGAAACATGGGGGATTCCTTCCGATCTACGAGAAAGAGAATGCCTTTGCATACCTTGACCAATACGATCAAGTGTTGATCTTAGATGGAGACATTTGGATCCGACCTGGTAGCCCTAATGTATTTGATGAGTTGGATCCCGATACCGACTTTGCAGGAGTTGTAGAGAGGGAGATGCCCCTCACACAAAAATACTTTGGTAAGATTACAGGGTATTCGAAAATGCAGTATTCACCAATCACCACAGTTGATTGGAAATGGAATGAGCATGGAGCAGAGTTCTTTAATATGGGTCTCATGTTAATGAATAGTCACATCAAGAAGTATCTAAATGGCGAGTCGCCAAGAGAGTTTTTGATGCGTCCTAGGAATAAAGACTTTATTGATGGCATTGGAGCGTGGAAGTGGTCAACCGATCAGACGCTTTTGAATACCTGGGTTAAAGAAGAAAAAATGAACGCCAAGCATCTTAGTTGGAAATGGAATGGTTTGTTTAATGCAATTCCTCATGACAAAATGAAAGAGGCTTATTTTGTACACTTTTTTCATAAGGATATTATTCCTAATGAAGGGGAAAATATAGAAGAGTTGATGAGGCTAGTTGTATGAAATATTTAGAAATAGCTCCCAACAAAATTCGAGGATTGAATTGGGAAGGTGTGCGAGACGTACCAGCACCTGGTTGTATTGTTTATGATATGAGAAACCTTCCCATGGATGGTGTAGCTGATAACACATACAGTGGGGTGTACAACGAACATTTTATTGAGCATCTTGAAAAAGATGAGGGTATCAACTTCTTGAAAGAAATGTTTCGAGTGATGACACCCAGTGGTGTAATCCGCATTGTTTGGCCATCGATGGATTTTGTGGATTATCTAAAGAGCGACCGAGACTTGACTGATGACCCATTTGTAGAACACTACTATAGGGTGTATATTCAAAAGCATAAATTTGCACCCAAGGGAACAGAACATCTATCGCCACAGCTTCAATGTGCAGAAGGCTTGTTGTGGCAACAAGGTGAACACAAGCACCTTTGGTACAAGCAAGAATTAATTGATACATTGGTTGAGCTTGGATATCAAAATGTTAAAGAAATGCCGTATAGTAAAAGTGGCCTGATGGACTTCAACAATATTGATACTCCTGGTCAGATTAGAATGTTGCACTCAACTGTAGTAGAGGCAACCAAACCTTGGAGCAACAATTGGATATAATACTTCAACATTATGCAGGACAGATGGATGAACTGTCCAAGATGTCTGTTGCTAATATTAGCTCGTATGCAGAACGCATTGGTGCATCACACCGGTTGATTCTGGGTCAGGTGTTTAATTCCAACATATCAGCTCAGTCTCAAAAATTAATAATGCTTGATAAGCAATTTGATGAGTATGAGACGGTAGTTATGGTAGATACGGACATGTTTGCGCGCTCTGATGAAAACATCTTTGAGGCTTCGGGTATGGGAAGGCATACAAGGATACAATCGGAGTTGGTTGAGAAGATTAGTGCTCGTCGGCCTGACCTAGCAAACAGTAATGCACCATATTGGGGAGGGGCTGTTTATAAGTTTGATCAACAAACCCGGGAGCAGCTACGCAGCGCTATTCCGGATCAGTTTACTCTAAATGAATTGGATCGAATGTTAAAAGATGAAAGCATCATGCATTACCTTGCATGGAAGTCCGGACTTACTGTTACCGACCAGACATACTTCTCTGGTAAGTGCGGCGGCGAAGAGTGGGACATGAATAGTTTTGATAAGCCGTCAGAAGGAAATATAATTCACATTCGACCCAAGTGGACTCTTACAGGTCCCAAGGCAACCAAACTTGAAATCTACAACGACCTGGTAACCAAATGCGTAATCTAATCTATCAATACTGGTACGGTGTACAGCCCTTCTATGCTATGGCTAGTTCAGTTAATATCAAAGCATATGCCGACCTTGTCGGTGCTGACTATCGATGTGACATTAACAATCCCTTTATTGTAGGATCGAATGTTGAGTTCATGAACTGTCTCAGACCTATCCAGGACCCAGCATTCGATGAATACGACAATGTGCTGTTTCTCGATATGGATATCTTTGCTACAGAGAACGCCCAGGATAACATATTCGATGTGTCGGTAGATGGTGTGGGGATGGTTCAAGAGGTATTGCAACCAGATCTACGACAAAAGTCTTCATCACGGATCAACGGAGTAAATGATAAGATCTGGGCTGCATCTGTCAAAAAAAGATTCGACATAGATGTTCCTGTCGATCACAAAAACAGACCATTGGTATACAACTCAGGTGTTGTAATGTATACAAAAGAAGCCCGTCAACAAGCCCGCCGTTGGATGAGCTATGAACAATATAGAGGAGCTGTTACTCATCTAGATAGGTTTTATCAGTTAGATCAAAATTATTTGGGCGCGGTTGTGTTTTCTGGAGAGACCAAGTTCACAGAGCTTGACATTAAGTGGAACTCTCAGGTATACTATACGGGAAACAATGAACCCCGGGACGTTGTTGATAACCGCGTCGACCAAACGGTGTTTGTGCATTTGCAGACACGTCCTCGCAACATTATGACAAATGACATGATTGATGACATTGTTAATAAACCGGTGAGCGAATGGAGACATAGGTGAGAACGGTGTATTGGGGAAGAGATAAGAACTTCGGTGATATCCTAACCAATGACCTGTTAAAGTATTGTGGAGTGGAATTCAAGCACAGCGAGCATACAAGGAACTCAGACACTTTTATTATTGGATCTATAGCTCGACTAGCAAAAGCCCATGACCATGTATACGGTTCGGGTGTATATCGGAGCTCAGATAATCTCAATCCCAAAGTTAACTATCACTTTGTCCGCGGACCTCTAACGAGAGCAGCGGTGATTAAACAAGGTGGGATGTGTCCAGATGTATACGGAGATGCCGCGCTACTCCTTCCTAGGTTCTGTGAAGAAAGTGAGAAAGAATATGAGATTGGGTTTGTGCCGAATTACATTAGTATGAGAAAGTCGGCTGGTAACCGATTGCAATCCAGATATAAAGACGCCAAGATAATTAATACTGAGAATCGAAACCCACTTGCTGTGGCTCGTGAGATTACTAAATGTAGAAAGATTATCTCCGGAAGTCTGCATGGGATTATATGTGCACACGCATATGGCATTCCAGCTGCATATGCTGATATGGGTAAGATCTACGGAGACGGTATTAAGTTTGCCGACTATTATAAATCAGTGGGTCTGGATCAACTCACGTCCACAATTGACACCCCCATATACACGGACATTAAAACCCAGCCGGATTTGGATTTGATAGAACAGCTTTTGAAAAGTATGTAAAGGGAAACAGTATAATGCTAACAGCAAAATTAGATCACGTTGAAACCGTAGAAGAATTCTACAGAGAGATACGATCTCAACAAGAAGCTCATCATGGAGCTGATTATTGTGCTATGCACGACGCTATGCGTAAGTTAATGAAAGAGTGTAAATCCTATAAGGAGATTGGTACTCATCAAGGAGGGTCTGCAGCTGCAATTCTATCGGGTGAGTATCTGCCTGAGTATATGGAGTTGATTGATATTAATCACGAGAAATATCGGTGGAAGCTAAAGGCTCTGGCGGAGCCATTTTGTGAAGCGAATAACATTCGTCTTGTTGTCCAGGATGTGGATTCAAGCAGCTTGGCCTCCATGTCAGGAGAGGTTGTGGATATGCTAATGATTGATTCATTGCACAAGCGATATCACATGGAGAAAGAACTTAAAATTCATGCTGGCTATGCGCGCAAGTATATCGTAGCTCACGATACCTCAATCTGCCAAGACTCTGCACCAGACGCTCTGTTCCAATGTTTGACAGACTTCTGTGCTGCAAACCCCGAGTGGAAAATTATTGAACGCGGAACAACTAATGTAGGCTACACCGTATTAAAGAAAGATTGAGATGCAAACATTTGCAATAGTGATTAGAGGCAATACTATATCAGAAGCAGCCTTTGAGACGTTACAAAGTAGTCCTCATGGCCTCAACCCAGACAGGTTTAATGTAATCGATCGGTTTGATGCCATTACATCCAACGACGTGGACGTCGTTATGGAAGAGGAGGGATTGGAGTGGAACTACCCTTGGTCAGGTCGTCAAATAGACTTTAGTACAGGTCTAATCAAGAGCGCCTATCCAACCACCGTCCGCAACGCTCGTATTGCATGCGCACTCAGTCATTATATGCTATGGAAGAAGTGCCGCGATAGTAATGAGCAAATGTTGATCCTTGAGCACGATGCTCAGTTTATGGAACCTCTTCCCGACGAGACTGTACAAGAGTTTTATGACTCAAGTGCATTGATCGCTAGCATCAACAGTCCTTTAGGAGCCACAAGGAAGGCGACGTTGTACCACACAAAGATACGTCAGTCTCACGGCAACTTTGTGCCTGTGCCGGAAATTGATGACATGAAGATTCCCCAGGGTCTTCCTGGCAACTCAGCATACATGATTAAGCCAGCAGGCGCTCAAGCTATGATTGATCTTGTGGCTAACTTTGGTTTGTGGCCCAACGACGCCATTATGTGTAGACAGCTAATCCACGGTCTTTATTGCTCAGCTAGATACTATACAAGAGTTCAAGGAACGCAATCTACAACTACATTATGAAGAATTATGTTATTACAATTTTCCACAACCCAAAGTCTGTGGAGGCAGCTGAAAGATGTATTAGCTCAGCTGCTTATCACGGACTCCAGGTGGAAAAGTTTGAGGCTATCACTCCTCGCTTAAACATAGAGGCGCTGTGCCGACAGTATAAAATAAACCCTGTGCGATTTGTCGAGCAATACTCTCGTACCCCAAACTGTATTGCTGCATTCCTTTCCCATTACACATTGTGGCGAAAGTGTATTGAGGACAACGAAGAATACACAATCTTTGAACACGACGCGCATGTCACCACCCCTATCCCCGATGACTTGAGGTACGATGCGGTTGTTAATCTTGGCATGCCGTCATACGGCAGGTTCAATCACCCCACATTTGGTGTGGGTCCACTAGTATCCAAAAGGTACTTCCCAGGAGCCCATGCGTATCGCTTGAATCCTCGAGGTGCGGCTGCTCTCGTTAAAACCGCTGAAACTCAAGCTGAGCCTACTGATGTATACCTCAGCTTCAAGCGGTTCCCGTTCCTTCAAGAATACTATCCGTGGCCCGTGGAGGCAAGGGATCAATTTACAACTATCCAAACAAAGGTTGGATGTATAGCAAAACACAATTATAATAGTACCTATGAGATACTCTAATATGTTTGTTACTGGGTGTGATTTTAATACTCAGTGGCAGCTTCCCTTTTTTGTAGAGCATTACAAAAAATATAATGACACACCTGTGGTAGTGGCTGACTTTGGTATGACTGGTGACACCCTACAGTTTTTACGAGACAATAATATTCCTGTGCTATCGAATGAGGCGATCTATGCCAAGGGATGGTTTGCCAAGCCGCGCACTATGCAACTGGCGGCAGGTATGACCGATCGCTGGTGTTGGATTGATACAGATTGCCAAACTCTGGGAGACATCAGCGGGATCTTTGATATGGTCGAATCTAATAAATTGGCTATGGTAGAAGACAAACCCTGGTCAAAACGCCGCGGAGAGAAGTGGCATAACTCAGGGGTGGTTGCTGGCGAAGGTATTCCTACTATCCTTAGAAAATGGACAGAAGAGGTAGAGCGCAACCCACAGGTGGGAGACCAAGAGGTGCTTCATACAATGATTCGTGAGGGAATTAATAGACTTATACATATTACCGACCTGCCCAACAAATACAATTGGTTGAGGATACAGGTAGTGGATGGTGATGATGATCCTACCAAGTTGGTAATGCATCACACCGGTCAAAAAGGAAATAATGAAATAATGAGGCTAATGAAATGAATAGAGTCGCTCATCTAATCGGCAATGGTGATAACGCCCTGCTGTATAAACCAGCTCCGGGTCTCAAGTTCGCGTGCAACGTTCCTCCGTTCCACATCGAGGATATGTACGCAACGTTTATCGTAGACTTTAAGATGTGTAAAGCAATCCAGGAAGGCAGTGTATTACCTCCTGGGGAGTGGATCTGTGGCGCACGGCCCAAGAAGTTTTCGGAGATGCATCCTGGATGGTATATGAAGTATGCTCAGAACATCAAGACCTTCTATTTGACGCTGCCAAAGTATGCAGAGAACTACACTGATTTTAATTGTGGTCATATGGGTGCGCATTACATAGCTAGTCGAATTAAACCAGACGAGATTAATTTATATGGATTTGATTCAATGTTTGATCTTAATTTGAGATCTTATTCAGATACCATTTTAAATTCCGATCGAGGAAATATGAATAATGTTCGGTTAAGTAATAATTGGAGATCTATTTGGCCAAAAATGTTTGAAGAGTTTCCTAACATTAAATGGAGATTACATCATAAGCACGATGCAATTAAATTCCCAATACCCAGTAATGTGGAAATAGTAGTACACAGCAGGAAATGATAATAAACCCGACCAAGTTGTCGGGTTTTTTGTTTTGGGGGATAATTAGAGATGTGCCCGAGAAACAAAGTAACTATTCCTGCCCACTTGTGCAGAATCTTGTTCTCGTGTATAATTGAGTTTCACTCGAAAGGAATTGCATGATATACTTCATAACCGGATCGAACCTTAAGCGCCGATCGCTACTCACGAGAGCGGTAGATCGAGCTGCGCCTAGACTCAATATTCCCAAGAATACAATTATTGAGATTGTGGTTCGCAAGGGTAAGTTGGAAGACAATGCCTATGGTTATTGTGAATATGAAGGCAAGACCAGAAATAATCATCAGATTCGAATCGAGCTGTTTGGTCAGATAATGGACAGTGAGCTGGTGTCGACACTATTCCATGAACTAAAGCATGCAGAGCAGTTTACGACTGGTGCTTTATCTCAGGATAATACTAGATACAAAGGTCGTGACTACTCGAACAGTCAAGCGTATCTCTCACTGCCTTGGGAGATCTCAGCTCGTGGGTTTGAGTCACGTATGTTAAACCGTTGGATGGCCGAGGGGGGCTTATGAACAAATATCTAATTAGTCTGCGTGAGTTGAGGTACATTGAAATTGAAGCTGCAACCCCTGAGGAAGCTGAGGTGAAGGCGTTTGAGTCTGACGCTTGGAATATACTGGTTGAGGAATACGATATTAAGGTTACGCGTACGAGTGATCCTCAGGCTATACTTGAGATGTTCAAAGAAGATTTTGACCATGATGAATAATTTTGTTAAGCCGACTCTAGATTGGATTCGTAATGATTTTAAATCTAACTCTTTTCGCTTTTGTGTTGAGCTTTTCGCTTGGACTCTTAGCATCAGTTGCTCCCTTGTTATGGCAGCAACAGTCCCTAACCCGCCTCTTATTTGGTTGTATCCTGTTTTCATCTTGGGTTGCTCTCTCTACGCTTGGGCTGCTTACTCTCGGAAGTCATTTGGCATGCTTGCTAACTACATGCTCCTAGTAGGTATTGACACAGTGGGTTTGACACGAATGGTAGTAGCATGAATCTGCAACAGCAGCAACAACGGTTTATCCAACAACGTACGTTACAACGTATACAACAACGGGTTATAGAATTAAATTTTCGAATTGCCGTGTTGAGAACCTCACGCCCGTGGATGTTTTTTAAGTTTAAGGATAAGAAAAATGGATGAATATGATGAGAATGGTGGGTATGTTGCAAATCTGGAAAAGGTAGCTGGTGATGTAGACTATCTCCCTATTGTCCGCTTAACAGCAGCTGGATTGATATCGAATCCTTACAACACGGTGGGCAACTGGTTACAGAATGTTGCAAATGGTGATCTAAACGACTTGCTTGAAATAATCAATGAGCAGCACGATGCATATGAATTAGATCCTGATGCTATAATAGATGCGTATGACAACATTGTTCTGCTCACATTGATACTTGCTCAGTCTGAGGGAGTTGACTTGGAGGACTTTGATGACCTTCACGACAATGTGGGTATCCTGTCAATATTGCTAACGACGGAAGGACTGGCTCGTAAAGGGCTTGTTGACATTATGTACGACCAAGTCAGCTTTGGTTCTGAGTTCCGCGATGTGGTGGTAGCCAAACGCACAAAATTATTTGATGATTACATGGGAGATGAAGAGTGAAGAAAGTTATAGAACAGAACGATGCTTTGAAGATTGCATATGCAGCGTTAAAGGATATCGAACGAGACTTGGGTCAGACGTTTACCAAGAAAGTCCGGCCGCTTCAGTACGAAGCTCTGAAGACAATTAAGCAAGTGCTAGCAGCCAGTCCCACGGAGATCTTTACACGATGAAAGTAGATCAAGAATTCCTAGAGTGGTTTAATCAGATTGAAAGCTACGGACTCCGCTCGGAGCGATTTTACGATGAAACCACTCATAATCCTGCCCGGGGATATGAGTGGTTAAAAGCTGCTTTTGAGGCCGGGGCGCATGCCGCGCTGGGGCAAACTCCTGCCCGGTCCCCCCGGGTAGCCGCCCTGCTAAAAGGAGATAGTGCCACGTAAGTACCAGGACAAAGTTGAAGGTTAACCTGTTGACCTGATATCGAATACACCAGATAATAGACTCATAGCAAACGAAAACAGGAGTTAGTAAATGATTACGATTAACGAAGCAGCGATTGTATCTAGAGCCAACGAAGTCTTATCTCGCAAGGGTCTGACTCAGTTCTTTTCAGGCACTTTGTTTGCTACTTGCAGCGCTCGTGAAGCTGCAAAGATCGAAACGATGTTGATTGATGAGTACAAGTGCGGGGTGATTGTATCACCAATGCGCGGTACAGACGAATATGCTTTTGACTTGGTATAAGGAGATGACGATGAAAGACTTGTTTGATGCGTCTGTGGTAGCAGCTATTATAGCCTCACCATTTGTTTACTACTTTGCTTTTGTAATGACACCCTAAGGAGAGCACTATGTTATCAGAAATTTACTATCAGGAATTTGACGGCAAGACTTATGTCCAGACCCACGGAAATGCATTTGACCGAGGCACGGCAGACTCTTACTATCACCGTGGTCGCGACCCCCATAAGGGCGGCGTTGGCGGTAACTCTGGTCCTCGAGTCAACAAAGACCAGTTGACGGCAACGGAGATTGAGGAGTACAATGCAGGGTATGACTACAACGAATACAACGGTGATAAAAAAGACTACGGCAGTTTTTAAGGAGAATATAATGACTGTAAAAGACACAATGCGCGAGTTCTTAGTTGATATGGTGGAGAATACTCCACTTGTGTTCAGCGACATTCAGCAACTGTTTGCTGAAAAATTCAGCGACCAGGATACAGCTTTTGTGAGTGATGTGTTCGTTGAAACTATGGATGAGTTGCTGGGGTATGTGTGAACGTCTTCTATCTTGATTCCGACCCACGACGGTGTGCTGAGCAACATTGCGACAAGCACACTGTCAAAATGATTGTCGAATATGCACAACTTCTATCTACTGCTCATCGCATTATTGATGGTACTGTCGTTGTTGGTACCAGTAAAACGGGACGCAGACAAAGAAAGTACGTTCTTCCTGATAACCGTGATAGCGTGCTCTATCTCTGTACTCATGGTAACCATCCTTCAGCTGTTTGGGTAAGACAGTCAAGCAAGAACTACGATTGGTTGTATGTCCTTTGGCGTGAGTTGATGTCAGAGTATACTTTCAGGTATAATAGACGTCATGCATGTGAGAAGCTGATCTTGCCGTTACGTAGGTTGCCGTACAACATTCCGTCTGGTGTGTTTACAGAGCCCCCTCCCGCTATGCCAGACTATTGTAAAATGCCTGGTAGTTCCGTTGAATCATACCGCAAGTACTATATAAAGGAAAAGGCGGCGTTTGCTACATGGAAGCGAGAGACCCCCATTTGGTTTAGGAGTGAATATGCTTGAAGTTATCGTGTTAGTTTATTTGGTCAGTCTGGCGTTGGCAGTCGCGGACGCTGGTTAATACTGATGAAGAAGAGACCAGATCAGTTTGTGGATAACCCAATGTCGTTGCCATATCCTACCAACGTTGGCGCACCTGCGTTTACAGTTCCGAATGTGTTATTGCACAAGGACGAACGTACCTCAAATGCTGCCCATCATTTTGAAACCAGATTCGATGAAATAAAAACATCGTATTATGAGCTAGTGTCCCGCGTACAAGACACCGAACTGGTTTACGGCGCCGAGTACAATTTTATTCCTATTGTGGGCAGGGTGTACCATTTGTATGTGGGACCGACGGGTAAGTTGTTTCTTAGTCTTATAGAACCTGCGCACTGGACAATGGAATTCAAAGGCAGTTTTAAATTTACTTCAGACAACACTTGGGAAAGACAATAAAACATTTTGGAGTTGAAGAATGAACGACAATAAAGAGTTGATTGACCGAGGAACATACTACGAAATCAAAGACTATGACCCCGCGGTCAAGCGTGATGAACTGGGCAATATTGTCAGTGTAATCCACTGCCCGTATATTCCAAAGAGTTCGGAGTTGAAGAATGATTGACGAAAGCAATTTACCTATTGAACAGCAGAGTCTGGTGTTCCGTCTGAAAAAACGTGCAGAGATTCGTAGACAAATTGCACACCGTAAGAGTGTTGCAGAAGGCAAGACTGATAGAATTGCTGATCTATTGGACGAAGCAGCCAAAGAGATTCTGATATTGCAGTCAACGTTAGCTGACGCAACTAGGCATACCATAGGACGGGACAACTTTCAACCATGACATGCGCAATTTAGTAATTGATGCGATATTAAAGTTAATGCCATACAGTCCAATTAACTATGATATTAAACCATGGAATCAGTGGAGCAATAAAGAGTTGTTATTATTTTATAGCAAACTTTTAATAGATATAGAGACTGAGGAATATTAAAAGAGTGTTTACTTTTGCTCAACTTTGTGTTATAATACTATTATGAAAATCGAATTAGGTCCGTATAAAAATTGGTTTGGTCCATATCAGTTGGCTGAGAAGATCCTTTTCTGGAAAGACAAGGATGATGATATCATTATGACCTTGGGTGATTTTATTGCTCATGGCAAATGGGTACCATATACATCGGACTCTGATATCTTTAAAAAAGATGAACGACCAGAGACTTGGTTGTATAAACTGATGCAATGGTGGCAAAAGACCAACACTCGCAAAGAAGTAATCCGCATCGATCCGTATGATACGTGGTCTATGGATACTACACTAGCCAAGATAGTGCATCCAATGTTATTACAGTTAAAAGCAACGAAGCATGGATATCCTATTGAAATTGATGTTGAAGATGTGCCGGAAAATCTACGAGCAATTGATAGGTCTGATGACTATTCATATGATCAAATGGATTTATTTGATGCGGAATTGTGCAACCCTGAATATATCTCTATAGCATCTGATCGATGGGACTGGGTACTGGATGAAATGATCTATGCCTTTAGTATTCTCCGCGACGACGATAAGGTATGGATTGCTGACGATAATGAACGCGTCAATAATGGTTGTCGACTCTTTGGCAAGTATTACCGAGCATTGTGGGATTAGACATGAACATCAAACACTATCCAATTTTAGATACTGAGAAAGTAATTAAGCACTATGAAGAAAAAGACAACGTTGCTATCACGTATATCTGTACCACTGACCTTCGGGTTAGCGATCACCCTGTTGACATTTTCTTTAGGGAATCCCCTCATCCTGAGTTTGGCAATCGTTATTTTGGGATGTACGCTGATAATGGAAATCTAATTGGCGCAATGGAATGGCTTGCAGTATGAAACAAAAATGGATTGATGCGTTTATGGACACTGCTGAGCGGTTCGCTCAGTTGTCTACAGCAAAGCGATTGCAGGTAGGATCAGTTGTTGTCAAAGATAACCGAATTATAAGTATTGGATACAACGGCACGCCGGCAGGTTGGGATAATACGTGCGAGTATAGCGAATTTGTGGGTAGCGACGAACAGATCCCATCGCCTGGCGAGATGAAACGACTTGGGTTTACCGGTACTGACCATGGTTGGTGGCGGACACATACAAAAGACGAGGTTATCCATGCGGAAGCTAATGCAATCTCTAAGTTGGCAAGATCGATCGAATCTGGTCTTGGCAGCACTATGTTTGTTACTCATGCTCCATGTATTGACTGCGCCAAGTTAATTTACGGTGCTGGAGTAGAAAAAGTTTATTACCGAGATACATATAGAGAGACGACGGGAGTTGACTTTCTGGCTAAGTGTGGAGTTACTGTAGAACAGGTTTAATCTGCCCTTAGCTCAGCTGGATAGAGCAACGCCCTTCTAAGGCGTGGGTCGCAGGTTCGAATCCTGCAGGGCAGGCCATTAACATAAGGATAGGAATGCATCGCATGAAACTAAGTAAAAATTTTAGCATGGCTGAGTTCACCAAGTCACAGACTGCTGAACGCAAGGGTATCGACAACGTCCCACAGGGTGAGCATTTGGAAGCTGCAAAGGCTCTATTTGAAAATGTCGTGCAGAAGGTACGTGACCATTTTGGCCCTACCACAATTAACAGTGGTTACCGTTGTCCAGAGTTGAACGAAGCGGTCGGTGGTTCCGCAACATCACAACATTGCCATGGCGAGGCGGCCGACATTGAGGTACCTGGGGTTGCGAACAGCGACCTTGCAAACTGGATTGTGGACAACACCGATTTTGATCAGGTCATCTTGGAGTTCTACACACCCGGTATTCCAGATTCTGGTTGGGTTCATGTGTCATACAAGGCCGACGGTAGTAACCGTGGCAAGGCGCTGACGGCAACTCGTGTGGGTCGCAAGACAGTGTATTCTGTTGGTATCCACGCCTAGCATCATGGCCGACTTATTTGATTTTGGTTTTACTGCTGTTGATGAAGAAGAGCTTGAAGTTGTTCAGAAGGCTCACGAACAAGTTAGTCAAGAGTCCACTGCAGCCAAAACCATTCAAGAGCGTTTAGATGGTCTGTACAATGCAATCACACCCCTACTAAACAATTTAAAGCAAAATCCTGAGAAGGATTACATTCTGTGGCCCAATCGACTAGAAAAAGTCGAGCAGTTCGAAACCATGCTACAGAAAATATATAAAGGATAGTATATGTGGACTGGTATTGTATTGTGGTGCGCGCTCAGCAACGGAGTTGTGAGTATATGTGAAGCTAAGGCCAACGAGTTGGAATTGTATCCAAGTGAAATGGCATGTTATGAGGATATCAACGCATTGCTGCGACACCCTGAAATTGTAGAGCAGAGTCAACGATCAAACAATCCCATAGTTCTCAAAGAGGCCAATTGCGTAGAGTGGGACACCAAAATTGAACTGAAAAACTCTTTGTAATTGAACGACACTAATATATTCACCCCGCCCGGGACACCCCGCGCGGGGTTTTTATATGCTTACAGTTTAGTCAGGTACTTGTTGACCTAAAACCCAATAGACCAGATAATAGACTCATAGCAAACGAAAACAGGAGTTACATTATGACAACATCACCATCATTCACCAAAGAGTACTCAGACTACTGTGACCGTAAGTTGAAGCACTATAACTTCTGGTTGATGGATATGGGCCGCGAACTAGGCACTCCATACCCTGGCTTCCCGGAGGACATTCCTGCGGGCAAGACGTCAAAGACCACTGTTGTAAATAAAATTGCTACTCGCACAGTCCGCGTTAGCACTAAAGGTGCTACTAAGGCCGACCGCGCAGTGGAAATCCTCCGCAGCAATTCCAAGCTCGCCCGGGTGAACTTGATTGCTCTGCTGGAACAGCAATTGGGAATGAGCAAGGCTGGTGCAACAACGTATTACTACAATGCAATGAAGAAACTGGGCTACGCTTGATAAATACCCATCGAGGAGAAACAAAAATGGCAATTATAGAACGAATTAGTGTGGGTAAACGGATCGAGGGTCGATACCTGGGAAAGGTGGTCACTGGGACCATAACCGACTCGCGGGTCGTTTACGGAGGGGACATTAAGTATACCGTGTCCTTGGATACTCCCCTGCAGCGGGAAATCTTCCTGGGGGATCAAGAGATAGAAGTAGTAGGTATTCGCCAAGGCCGAATCAATAAAGTAATTGACTGAGTTGTAAGGTTACTAGTTGACGTGAATCCCATTATCAAAGATAATAGGGCATACTAAGGAGAACATGATGATTACAACAGTACATACCCCCACCCCAACTCGGGCATACTCTGGTCTCAAGGGCTGCATGTGTGGTTGCCTAGGCAAGTACACGGAAGATCCAGTAGAGATGGCCAAGGCCCTCAAGCGGGTACTCAACAATCCCAACGCCAAGTATGATGCCGCGGCCAAGTGTTTCTATTACGAGACCAAGACCCGTAATAATGTTGTATATGTTGGAGAGTTGTCATGAATACCAAAGTTGAAGCAATCATTGCAAAAAACTATTTGGAAGCAGAGTTCTTCCAGCTAGCGCCCCTGCCGCTGGATGAAGAGAACTACCCCGATGGCTTTACGATGCAGATTCGCTCCGGGGCAGGCACTAGCACCAAGTGGTTAACAATCTCCGCAGCGCAGCAGAAACTGATTGAACAAGTGCTACTAAAGGTGCCCCAAGAACACTTGACTGAATTGTAAGGTTATCTGTTGACTTGAACTCCAATATCGAAGATAATGGGGCATAGCAAAAGAAAACAGGAGAATACAATGACTATTACACGAAACATGATGATCACGAGCTTGCACTATGCACTAGACTTGGACCATTACAAGTTGGCCATGTGCAGTACGGAAGAATTGTTGGAATTGTACAACAAGTACTGCACTCAGTAATAGTAACCTTCAACGACCCCAAAGGAGCAGCAAAATGTCTAAGCTAATGATCTACACTCAGTGTCGTGAAAACTATGGTTCTGCTGAGGAGCCGTATTGGAAGTTCAAAGGCGGCTGTGAGTATGCTGTGAAGGACGTTGACATCAACATTGACCTGACAACTCTGGTCCAGCGACTGGCTAAGGAAAAGATCGAGATAATGGATGCAATGTTCGAAGAGTATGTGCTGGATTGGGAAGTAGTCAGCGATGATTTTATCACCGAATATGAGCAGAACCAACTTGACTGGCTGGGCCGAGTAAACTACCCCACAACAGTCCTCGAGGCTTGAGATGAAAGTTGTCCTTGGAGTTGTGCTAATAGGGTTATTAGCTTATGATGATGGAGCTTTGTTTGTAGCAATACACAAAGCATTGTTGAGAGTATTTGTTGAAACAATACCACTGTGATAGGAGCTTGATATGAAAACTGAATTTGAAACAGACCTGGAAAAGTTGACTACTCTAACCAAAGAGAAGTACGGCAGCTATGCATATGCAACAGGATACTTGACTACATTGGCGGATGTAATGTATAATAGTCTTTCCTCTCACCAGCGTATGATAGTTGCACAGCAAGTACGTCAAACGCTGAGTAAATACGAACCGGCTACTGTTTAAAGGAGTATATTATGTCAATGCATATGATTTATGGGGTGCGAGAGCCCAAGTCCAAGATTAAGCCCAAGAAGAAACCCGGCTGGCAGCAGCGGGAGGCAGAGTACAATGCCTGGTTGAAGTCGGTGGGTGCTGACGTCACACCAAAGCGAAAAAATAAACGCGTATACGAGCCTCTGGTCGCTGAGAAGGCGGCTTATGTTCGCGAGACGCCCAAGTACAAGAGTGTGAGTACTGGTGGCCAGCAGGTTGCTGCTAAACATGAGAATCCTGTATACTCAGGTGATTACATTGTTGGGATTGCTACTATGCACAAGTCCAACATGGTAGCTGTGGGGGCCGAAGATTGTCCTAAGAGCTATTCTACCATGCGGAGGTCATAATGGAAACAAGATCACTAACCATTGAAGTTGACGGTGGAATCGGAACAGATGGTGTATATGGTAGTGTGTGGATTGGCGACGGAAGTGAGCCTGTAGATGAATTCACAATCTCTTGGGAAGAGATCATCCAGAGGGAGATTGAGTGCTGGTCGCTACCGGCGCGCGCAGGGCGTGTCAATATTATTCCTTACGAAGATGAGAATGATCTAGATGCCAAATTTGATGTGGTGAAGACTCTCCGGGCCGTAGCTGATGAGATGGAAGAGCAGTTAATGTCCTGCGAAGCGTTTGATCGTGCAGCATGGATGGAGGCAAATGGGGGAGACTACCTTGGCCCTCGCTCCAAAGAAGAATTTTGTAAACCAATGAAGGAGTTTTTTAATGACGCGTGATGAAATGATTAATGTACTACGTACACAAACTGCTCGAGTAGTGTTTACCAAGATTGATGGTGACACTCGTGACATGATGTGTACCCTGGGTGAAGAGTTTATTCCTGAGGATAAGCGTCCCAAGGGTACTGGCCGAGTGCCCCCCGAGTCTGTGATCCGAGCCTATGATGTCAATAAGCAGGAGTGGCGAGCGTTCCGAGTTGAAAATGTGGTATCCTTTTCCTACTAAATACTCTTATCAATAGAGGAGGATGTCCATGGAATTTATTTTAGATCCCGTAACTGCTACGATATTATTTGGTGCCATTACAGTAGGATGTGGATACATCTTGGGTAAATGGAAGGGTGAAGGCAGCAAAGAAGATACGGTCAATAACACAATTGATTGGCTAATTGAATCTGGTTTTATCAAGGCCGTGGAGGAAGCGGACGGAAGCGTTTCATTAATTCCTCTCAAAGAACAAAGGAAGCGACGTACTAAGAGTAGCTCTTAATCTAAGAGGTTTGTTATGGCATTGACTGAAGAACAAAAGAAAACTAGGGCCGAGAAGGCAGCTCAGACTCGTAAGCGTAAGCTCGAGGCTACTGCTAAGGCAATGGGTATCGATAAAGACCTTAAGCGAAAGAAGGTTCGTCGTGGGCGTACAATGACAGTTGAGCAAAAAGCTGCTGCCGTGGAACGTTTGCGTAAGGCGAGAGAAGCTAAGGGTCCTTCCAAAAGCAGTCAATACAGTCCGGCAGTTGCAGCGCTGCCGGATACTGATCCACTGTCCCTAAGCAAAGTGAAGCTTTGGATTAAGAAAGTCCAAGAAGAACTGGAGGCCATGAAGAACTGGGACCGAAGTACAGATGCTAGCCAGCGTTCTAAATATCTCGACGCAGAGACGTACCTATATAATATGAAGCAGTATATTACGTACGGCGAGTGGTTAGACTTTAGGTTTGGTGAGAACCGAGAGTTTATTACAGTACGGAGATCGTTGGCGCCGGCATATGATATGCAAGGCAATATAAAGCGGAACGTCGGAACCTTTTATGATGACCTTGGTCAAATATGGACCAAAGAAATGGATAAACGTGATAGAGAATCAAGAGGGTAGTTTTTTAACTAAGTCAAAATTTACGGGACTGATTGAAGAGTCAGTTCGTATAAATCGGCATTCATATATGGATGCTGTGATCGGAGTGTGCGAGCAACATGGTATCGCTTTGGAGGAGATAAAGAAATTTATCTCGCCGATCATCAAGGATAAGATCGAGGCGGAGGCGCGTGAGCTCAACTTCCTGCCGAAGACCAATACCTTGCCTATAGAATGAATACAGAGTATAATACAATTTTACATACAACCTAAACACATACGGAGAATATATGTCTTTTGCAAACTTAAAACGCGGTCGTACCGACGTATCTAAACTAGTCGAAGCTGCTAATGGCAGCGGTGCTACTAACAAACAAAATCCTGGTAAGGATGAGCGCTTCTGGCAGCCTACAGTTGATAAAGCTGGTAATGGTTATGCTGTGTTGCGTTTCTTGCCTGGTGATGCTGATGCAGCGACCCCATGGGTCCGCTATTGGGATCATGGGTTCAAGGGTCCAACTGGTCAGTGGTACATTGAGAAGTCTTTGAGCTCAATTGGTCAGGCCGATCCTGTAGGCGAAGCTAATGCTTTGTTGTGGAACTCTGGTATCGAATCCAACAAGTCTATTGTCCGTGAGCGTAAGCGTAACCTGCGTTATGTTGCTAACGTGGTGGTGGTATCTGATCCATCTAATCCAGCCAACGAAGGACAAGTAAAGCTGTTCCGCTTTGGTAAGAAGATCTTTGATAAGATTATGGATGTAATGCAGCCTCAATTCCCTGACGAGAAACCCGTTAATCCATTTGATATGTGGGAAGGTGCTGACTTCGTTCTGAAGATTCGCAACGTCGAGGGTTATCGCAACTACGATAAGTCGGAGTTTAAATCCCCAGCCGCTATTATGGATGACGATGACCAGCTTGAGGGCCTGTACAACAAGCAGCACGATCTTGCTGAGTGGACGGATCCCAAGAACTTTAAGTCGTACGACGAACTGAAGACGCGTCTGGCTGCTGTGTTGGGCGAATCAGCTCCTCGTACAGCAAAGGCTGAAGTTGCCCTGGACGAAGTAGCGGAAGCTCCTTCCATGCCTACGCGACGGTCTGCTGTAGAGACCAGCGATGCGGCTGGCGAAGATGATACCCTATCATACTTCGCGAAGCTGGCTGCTGAAGATTAAGTTAGTAAATAACTGGATCTGAGCTGTTGAGGTCATTGCCGCCAGGCATGACTACATTGACGGGGGCATTGGTAGTATTTGAACTACTGTTGCCTCCGTTTTGTACGACTACAGGAGCCGTTGCTCTAGCTCTCTGATCATCCAAAGCCTTACGTCTAGTTTCAACCTCAGCTGTTTGAGCACCTCTATTAGATTGGACTGAGGTTATGGCAGCAGACGTAGCGCTTGCATTAACAGCCGAACGATTGGTTGCCGCGGCTAAGGTATCATTGAGTCCTAATGTCTTAAATGCAGTAGGCGAGAATTCTTTCATAGAATTCAATGCGCCAATCAAAATTTGATTGGGTAAATCTTTTACAAAAGCACCAAACCTAATCCACCCTATTTCAATCTCTTTTAATAGTTTTACCCAACCATCTTCAAAGAACAAAGAGATACGAGTAGGTAGCTGTGCAAAGAACGTTTTCGTCGAGTTCCACGTGGAGCTCATCCAGTTCATTATATCAGTTGTCCATCCCGAGACGGTGGTATAGAGATCAAACGGAGGTGCGTCTTCATCTCTCCAACTCAGTTTCTTGGTAATCCAGTCAAATGCTTTGCTGAGAGGTTTCCAAATAAATGTATTGAGAAATCCATCTTTACCGTATGTACCTGTCCATAGATCAGACAGGGCTTGACCTGGGTCTTCAAATAGTTTTTCAAACCATTTAACAGTCTTTTTACCAAAAGCAAACACACCTTCAACTAACTCTTTGATCATCTTGTTGAAGTCAAGTCCATCCAGGAACTTCTCAGCGTTCTTAAATCCGAATTTGCCAAGAACCCATGACACGGCGCTCTTGATTAGGTTCATGAACCCACCAAAGAAGTCTCCTAAGAATCCTCCAATACCAGCACCGAGCTTGTCATATGTGTCGCCCTTTTTGGATTGATACGACTTGACACCAGCCCAAGCAGAAAAGATAAATCCAATAGGCTTCAATATAGCAAGTACCTTTGCACCAAAGCTCTTTAGAATGCCACCCATCTTAGTTCCGCCCATACCTCCAAACGATTTCATTAATTTGGTCAACCCACCACCCAGTACATTTGTACCGGCGGTGCCAATGTAGCGGATAATAGAAATAGGACCGTCAAAGATTGTACGGAGGAATGTACCGAAGCCTTTTAATACCTTAGTAGATACTCCCCCCTTACCAGGAGCAAACGATGTCTTTAGGGATTTGCCCAAGTCATCAATGGGTTTGAATATCTTGTTCAGGTCCGCCTTGATACCATCAAGAGCTAGTCGTATCTTACGAATGACATTAAACTCTCTACCCTTTGTAAAGCGACCTTTTGAATCTCTTTTTTGAACTTCTTCGATGCCAAGGGCTTTCAAGATACCCGTTGACAGATTCTTTACACCACCGACAATGTTTGTTTTAAATTTAGTAGCCGTGTCCTTTAGAGACTTGATTGCATCAACTTCCCATCCACGCAGACCTATTCCAGCCAATGACAGCGCACTGAGGCCGGCCAGCAAGCCAGTGAGCATTGGATATATGCTTGTCGTGGAAGAAGAATTATTTGTACCAGTGGCAGCATCGCGCTTGGTTGACGCGCCGGCGCTCTTTTTCATTTCACGCTGGTTCTCCAGCTGATCTAACCGCTGACGCTCGAGATACTTGAAGTAACTATTGAGATTCTTATTAGTCTGCTCAGACGTAGAGTTGTTGACCTTTAGTTGATCAACGACATCGTTAAGGGTTATACTTGCGTTACCAGCCATTTTTATTCTTTTCTGCTTTAGCTCTGTCTTCTTCTTCTTTTAAATGCTCGACGAGCATACTTAAATAAACTTCCTTCTCCCAAGGCATCATATTGTCTATCTCAGTCAAACTATATTTATGATGTTGCATCAACTGAAACTTAGTTGTGTAATGATTAAATAAATCATCGTGAGATAGACACACTAGAAAAAACTCTGCATTCCCTCCAGCACCCGGTCATTATGATGATTGCATTTAACACAATCAAACTCTACCTTGTGCTTCAACGAAGGCATGTTATCCATAAAGTCTCTGATCTTGGCAAATTGATTTGTATTCATCGACTCAATAAACGCTTCAATCTCTTGATCAGAATAGTCGCCTAGGTCAATTCTGTCATCCGGAGTATGAAGGGCTACCATTGCAATGCGCAACATGGACAACATGTTTTCGGTTGTCGACTCCGTGGGCATGGCCATAATACCTTCTAGAGTGGGCCAGCGCATCTCAAGTGTGTAGTCCTCTGTAATAACAATTTTCATGTCAGTACTCTTTACTGGTATCTTAATTTGATCAACATCGATGTCAATCTCATTTGATTCTTTACACTCGGTACATTCGATACCCACATGCACCACTTCGCCCACCGACTTTGATCTAATCTTAGTAAATAGATACTCAATATCAAATGATGTTAACTTACCCTTGTCGATAGGCTCCTCGAGACAAGCAATGATTGTATCACCCACTGCATCGAGAATCTGTCTCTCATCCTTGGACTCCATGGCGAGCAATAGGACTTTTTCTTCTTTGACAAGAAATGGCCGAAAGCGAGTCTCTTTGCCAGTTGAAGGGATTGTAATTCTAAATTTCGGTTCACTATTTAATTGCGGTAAAGACATGATTTAATTCACTCCATAGTTTAAAAAATTCTTGCTGCTATTCCACCTATAACTGATGCAGCAAGTGTGTCGGTTAAAGTACTACCTTGAGAAAAGTAGGTACCTTCCCAATCATCATAAGATAATTGTATGTTTAATTCTGTGATTCCTGAAAGCTCGTTGCCTAGGTTAATGGCATTCATTGTTGTGCAGAATGCATTTTTTAATTTAACCTGATAGATCTCATCATCTTTGGTTGCAAAGTCGAGATCAAACTCGCCTTGAGCAAGATCAAAAGGTCCAATCTTAGGCAATCTATTTTGCAACTCAGGAGGCAATTTAGGAATACCCAATTGAGTAGAATAGATTGGTAAAGAGAATCCTTTTTTCAACGCTGAGATGGTAACATCCTTTGCATACTTCTCTTTGTAGCTTACTTCGTATGTAGCTGGGTTGACAGCCAACCCCTGCCAGATCTCAAAGTACTTCCTGATACCATAGTCATTCATAACATAGAATGTTAAGCTGACATCTTCTACAGCAAAGCCGTACGGTACCTTCACGCTCTTCATTCCTACCTGACGCTCTTGGGTCATGATCTGACGACCAGGCAGGTTTACATCTTTGCATAGCAAATTAACATCGCGTGACGTTGCTCCGGGCAGGGATGGAAGAGTAACCTTGAATAGATTACTTCTAGCAGCTCCTCCCTTGGCTGACATAAGACCTTTGAATTCTTCGATAGAAGCCACTTACATTCTCCTGGAATCAGCATACACCTTATTTGCGGATGCTTTCTTAAATACAGCTGTGGGCATAAACGTAGCAATCTCCCACTCGGGCGCCTCTACAATGCCAAACTGACTCCTCACTTGGGTATTCAAGTAATGTTTAAAGCAAGGCTTGTAGTGGCTCAATGTAGCAACGCTGCTGAGCAAACTGTATTTTAATTTAAATCTGGTTGTGTCGTCATACGACTTGTTGTTTGTATAATCAAGCAGCCTATCCAACATCTTAGCACGAAGAAGCGGTGGCAGATAATGCAAGTTCAATCCATAGAACCCACCTTCTGCTGGTCCCACAACCACCACTAAAGGGAATGTGTCATAATACGGCAACGTGTCTTTTGTCTTAGGATCGTAAAAGAACATACACATCGAGCCTACTATCTGAGAGTTGCGTCTTTTGATAGCCCCCTCTTTCATAAGAGACTCTCTGTTAATTCGCTTTAGACCAGCTACACGCTTACGGAACCACTCACGCGATTCTTTCGTACGAGGATTGACCCCAGCTCTAAATGCCTCTAGTTCTAATTTTTGAAAAAGATTACTCATGGTATTATTTATATGTTATTTTAGATCTTTTTCTTTTTCACTCTGAGGGGCTTCATTTTCTTCATGGGCTTAATTGTCTTTGGAAGATCTTTGGTCATGATACCCATTTGCTTTAACGTATCCTCTGTCCATATCTGAAACTCCCAACCTCTCTCTCTAGCATATTTGGTCGCGGCTTCCCACTTATTCATGTTCTTCACATATGTCAGAGATTCGGAAATATATCGTCTTGATCTGTCTGGTTTCTTGGGTGGCTCTGTTTCTTTTGCTGGCTTAATTTCAACCAGTATAGTTTTACCACCTCCCAATACAATTTTAAGATCAACAAAGTATCGGTGGTACTTCTTGTCAACATCATAGTAATAAGGAACGACAGTTTCCTCACTGGACCATCTAATGACCATTGGGTTATCATCACACCACTTGAAGCAATGTCTCTCCCACATCGAGCGATATACAATCTTAGTATAGTCTCCAGAATACTTGTTTAGGTTCTTTGGTACAAACTTGCCTGAATAAGCCATTGAGTTTCCATATAAATAATGTTGTTAACACTCCACTATTTATTAGGACAAATATGGAATTCAAATTCCCACTCGCGCGCGAGACAGATTACAAGGCTACCATATCGTTTAGAGCGATCATTGAAGAGCCGTTGGACCAACAAGCGATTGCTGCCATTAACCAATCGGCCGAGCAAGCTCGACAGGCAGGTGAGCGAGCAAAAGAGAGTGGTAACCCAACTCCCACCGCTGCTGAGATGGGAGAGTTTAACGGATGGAATGATGGCAGATCCACTTTCTCGCGCCAGGTACCTGGAGGCAATAGTCCGGACTTCGTTACTTTATACCTTCCACAAGCAATTCAATTTAGAGATGGTGCTCAGTATGACAACGTTGATCTGGGAGCACCGGGGGGTGTGGCTGAAGCTGCAATACAAGGCGGATCTGGTTTGGCAAGTGCAGCCATGAAGGGATTGGCTAGTGAAGGTGGCTCTTTAATTGATGCCTTTAAGAGCGGCGTTAATTCCGGTGCAGGTGGATTAGCTGCTGTTCGAGCGTCACGATACTTTGGCGATACCGCCCAGAACGTAGTTAAGTCTGCTGTTAGAGTGACAACCAACCCCAACACACGATCACTGTTTAAGTCAGTCGCCATGAGAGAGTTTTCATTTCAATTTAGGCTGATACCTGAGACTCGTAAAGAGACTGAGTCTATTAAGAATATTGTCAAGTGGTTCCGCACAGAGTTGTATCCCGAGTCTATCCCTGTGGCTCAAGGAGGTCCTTCAATAGGATATAGATTCCCAAACAAGATGGATATTACCATGATGTATGGTGGCCGGCCCATTCCCATGACCAAGATCTTACCAGCGTACCTCCGAGACATTACAATTACATACAACGGCAATGGCATGTCGTTTTATGAAGGTGGAGAGTTCACATCTGTCGATCTCTCACTATCCTTCATGGAAACCAGACCACTCACCAAAGCAGAAGTTAAGACAGGTGTATACTAATGAGTTATTTTGCTAACTTTCCTCTCCAGTATTATTCTTTTGGAAATAAAGAGACTCCAGTACTATTTCAAGATTTGACGGTGTACTTAGACTTGATTGATCAGTTGAAAGATCAATCAAGCTTCTATCAATATCATAACATCTTTGATGGTGATAGACCCGATACGTTATCACATAAGATATATGGCGACAGCAGGTACTATTGGACATTCTTCTTAATGAATGACCATCTCCGAGTATCGGGGTGGCCATTGCCCGTTCAATCGTTAGATGCTGTTATTAAAGACAACTACCCCCACTGGACCATAGTTACCAAAGACAATATCAGCAACTCTGAGTTTGTTCCTGGGAGTGTGGTTAAAGGTAGTGTGTCAGGCACTACTGGAACTATCATCGAAGTCAATTTGGAAATGAACCAGATTGTTGTTGATACCAAGGGATATGAGATCCGCCGGACCACCGAGCTGCAAGAGGGGGTACCCAGCTTTACTCTGAAGACAGAAGCTGAGACAGGATTCCGATACTTTGACCTAACAGAAATTTTGGTTTGGCAACCCGATTATTCTGTCAACTCAGTAGCTGCAGTATACAATGCAAATCCCACAGAGAATATATTAACACCTCTTTCTAACTTGGCATCCCAATATGAATTGAGAAACAATAAACTATATCTAAAAGCTAGCATACCCCCGCCGGCCGTTCCATACTACGTTGATTATTTTTACAGGTTCTTTACCAATAGAAATTTTAACAGTGGAGAAGAACTTGTCTTACAGAATGTTGATACGCCAGAGCTCGAATCTATTAAAGTGTTGAGATCTACCAGACAATACAACTCGGTTCATCACTATGAAAATACAAATGGCGAATATGTTGATATTGATCCGTTCACACAAAGTGTGTCAGGTCTAATTCCTGTTACATACAATGAGCGGGCCATTGCGCGCAACGATACATTGAAGCAAATTAAAATTATTAAGCCTGATGCTATCAACCAAGTCGTTAGCGAATTTAGAAAATATTTGAAGGACAACTAATGGCGCGCTCTGAAGATTATCAGATAACCCAAGCGGATATTATTACTGCTGATGGAGCAACTGTGGACGTACGTGCGTCAATAATGGAGCTGGTAATCTTCGAAGATATTCGTAAGGCGTTCCTCACAGGTAGTGTGTTGATTGTTGACACATCCAACTTTATGAATCAGATTAAGTTTACTGGTACAGAGAAGTTGATCGTCGAAGTGTCGAGCGGTGATTTGCAAATCACTACCAGGACCAAGACGTTTATCATGACATGTATTGATAGGGCGGAGAAGACTAATGATTATACAACGGTATTTTCTTTCTCGTTGTTGGAAGAGTATGCTTTTGCCAGCCGTATTACAAAAATATCCCAGGCGTTTAACGGAATGCCGCTTGATATTATTAATGTTATTCTAAGCCAGCTGCAACAAGGGCTGGCTTTAGATAAGACGCTAATAGGCAATGAACCTATTCAACAGTCGATGCGAGTTATTACACCGTACATTACCCCCCTCCAAGCGGTTGAGTGGATAAGGGATAGAACAACTACAGCAGAAGGATTTCCATTCTTCTTGTACGGCTCTTTAAAGACAGATGGAGTGTATGTTAACTCACTTGCAAACATTCTAAAGAAAACTCCATGGAACACACAACCCTTTGTTTATTCCCAGGCTGCAACTAACACAGATATGTCTTCGCAAGAGAATATATATTACATGTCTAAGTACGATCCGGGCAAGACAGATGACACTCTTACGGCCACTATGAACGGAGCTGTCAGCGCTCGTTGGCAAACTCTCGATCTTTTGTATCAGAAGTTTAACTCGTCGAGAGCTCAGAATTTTGGTATTGAAAAGGTGTTGCCAAACAATACTGTATTCAATACAGACTTTGTTATTAACAATAAGCCGTTAAACGAATACGTGCCCAAAGCCTTCTTCCATGTTGTTAGCAGTAGTCTGTACAGCGATAATATTGGCAATTATCATGTAGGAGAGAGTCTGGATCAACTAACGTCTAAGATTACTAACAAAGGTCTTCGGAATGCAATGTTTAAGAATGAAGCAAGTTTGGAGCTACAGGGAATATCTTTCTTGGCTTCTGCTGATGCGACTGTAGGATCAACAATTAACATACACATATTAGGTGTGGAGCGAGACCAAGCGGTGGATGAAAAGAAATCTGGACCACACATCATTGTAGGTTTGAGGCATTCATTTGCCAATGGCCGGCATGATGTTGGGGCCAGAGTAACCAAGATGACCAACAAGTTGCAGTACTCATCTCCAGAGAATAATTAATATGGATACCTTTAACCCTAAATCAATACAAACCGAATACTACGGTGACATCTTTCGTTGGTGGATAGGTGTTGTAGTCAACAACAACGATCCTCTCCAAGCAGGCCGGGTGAGGGTAAGAATTTATGGTGTTCATACAGAAGATCTAAATTTGATTCCTGAAGAGTCGTTGCCATGGGCCATCCCAATTATACCGACTACGGAGGATGGAGTATCAGGACTAGGAAGATCAAGCAAGCTCAAACCTGGTGCTATGGTTATGGGGTATTTTGCCGATGGTTCTCAATCTCAAATTCCGGTTGTTATGGGATCCATTCCTCGGTTTGCAGAACCCAGTCCAGGTCAGCTTGGTGAGGGCAGTCGGTATCCATCATCTAGTATTGTTCCTTCATTGAATGCTCCTCGTAACAAAAATACTAATGATGGAATGAGAGGAGCTCAGGGTCAAAGTTACTCTACAGCAAGTGCTGTGGGTAAAACAAATACGGAAAAGGCGTTTAACTTTTTTGTGTCAACGGGGTTGTTCAACGCATCACAGTCAGCTGCTATATGCGGATGTTTAATTAAAGTATCAAATATGGATCCCAAGTTTAGCACATCGGATACTGGTAGCACTTCGTTTGGTATTGCAGGCTGGGGAGACAAGTTTTTTAGACTTGATGAACTAAAGGGGTTCTGTGCTGACCGCAACTTGAAGATATTAGAGGTTGAATCTCAACTTCAATTTTTAATGTATGATTTTGCCGAAAGAATGCCACGTTGGTTTAAGTTCTCTAAATTTGTATCTGCACAAGATATTAGAAACGCAACAGCGGTGTTTTTAGATTATTATATTAGACCTACACCCAAAGGATCGATTGATTTCCTAAGCACGGTCAAGATATCCAAAGATGTTTACGAGACTTACAGCAAGGCATAATTATGGCAATTGATATCAGCACAATTAATAGTGAGTCTAACAGACTTAACAAAACAGGTCAGACAGCTCAGCTAGCGCAAAAGTCGGAAGCGGCAAAGGCGGCGTCCGATCTAAAGAACAAAGCGGTCATTGGTTCTCCAGGTAAAACGGTCAATGGTGTAAAGGCCCTGTCAGGGGGTAATGATGCTGGCACAGGTGATCCTGTAAAAGCGGCAGAAGATCGGTATTATTATTACGTCGACATAGAGGAAGAAGCGTTCTATGATTATGGAAAAGATTCCCCAGAATATCTTGCCGCTCGTGCAAACACAGACCCATACTTAAAAGAATGGGAAAGACTGAAGGCGTTGCGGGCGGCTGGTAAGATCCCTCCTGCAGAGCCGGTCTCGGTGCCTGCCGAAGATTCAATTGTTGAGGTGACAGGGGATGTTCCGGGGTTAAAGGAAGATCTCCAACAGGAAGTGCCCGCTCAAGAAGCAAGTAGTCTCAATGCTATTATAGGGTATTCGGATGATAATGCCCAAGCCCAAAATGCCGCTGTTCGCACAGGTAAGCTAAAGAAAACAATTAGTAGTGGCAGTCCTCAAGCCATTGCAAAGGCGTTGACGCAGGCCACTGGCAAAGCAGCTTCTACTTTTAAAGAGGCGCTAAGAGGTATAGCGCCCGCTGGAAGCGAGTCAGCGATTGACACTGTTGATGTGGCAAACGACAAGGGAATTGCTACTGCAAGTGAAGTAGCTACCGCCACTAAGAATATTCTAGACGATTTTACTGCAGCAGTGGATGATATTGTCGGAGACTTGTTTGGTAACCTGACTCTTAAAAATGATACCACATTTGGAGACACGTTTAAAAAGTTTGTTAATTTTGCTGATCCTGCAGTCAGTGAAAAGTTGTCTATTAACGATCTGTTCAGAGATCTCTCTAATAACAAACAGGGAGATATTGTAGATAAACTAGTTAGCTTTGGCGGCAAGGCGGCAAGTGAGATTGAAGGGACTATTAGAGGGTTGTCTATGAACCCAAATAGAGTAATAGGATCTGATACAATAGCAGCTGTAGGCGAAAAAACTATTCCATGCTATATTATTGGATCTAATGATAACACATGGGATGGAGCTGAAACGCCCACAACAGCTCCAACTGTGCCTGAGGCGTCATCAACGCCTGGTCCACTGACGTCAGGTCAAGCATTCTCTAAAGCACTGGATGCAATTGTCAAAAAATCTTTGCTTACTCCAGGGACAAATGCATGGCTTGAAGCAGAATATGAAAGGGCCAAGTGGGAGGCAGAGTATCAGCGATTGCTAGACCTGGAGAGCAAAGGAGTCACACCCGCAGCTGTCACACCAAGTGTTACACCCAAAGCCGCTCCTGTTACTCGATCAATTGCCACAAACAATTCTCAGTTTACATTTGTTAACTCAAGAGAAGAAATGGATGCAGAGTTTGCTTCTGTAACCCGGGACATTACAGAAGTTGTGGTACACTGGACAGGAACGTACAACAATCAAGACATTGGTTCCGAAGAGGTTCATCAGTGGCACAAGCAGCGTGGGTGGAGTGGTATTGGATATCATTTTATTATTAGACGTGATGGTAGACTGCAACGCGGCCGTCCTCTAAACAAGACGGGTGCTCATGCAGGGGCCAACGGACACAATAAGTACTCAGTTGGTATTTCATTTGCTGCTGGCTATAATTGTCCGTCTGGCACAAAGAACGCCAATAAGTTTATCAGCGCCGACTCAATCACAGCCGAGCAAATGAAAACCTTTGATATGTTTATGGGAGCATTTTACGATGAGTTTCCTGGTGGGCAGGCGTACGGACACGTTGATACAGACAACAAAGGTAAGATTGATCCTGGATTTGATGTACAAGACTATGTACAGGCTAAGTTTAACAAATACAATGTAAATGAAGACGGACAACAACAACCGCTATCACCCAAACAACTTGCGCAAGCAAGACCTGCAACAGTTCTTGCAGCAACATCTCCTAGACCAGCTACCTAATATAATACAAGGGACATAGATGACTTCAGTAAATGATGATCTAAAAGATCGGGCCAATAACCTAGGGAAGGGTCGTACCCTTACAGATGGCGTTACCCAAACAGCATTTGGCGATCCAACGGGTGAGCATCCTAGATTCGAATACCAACATTCGTCGTCCGTCAACATTGGTGCTCGTACGGGTAAGATGCACAAGCTGTCATTTGGCGGTGCGGTATCAGGGTTGCCGGCAAGTGCTACAGGTGCACTCGGAAACCAGTATCCTCTCAATGATGTTCGTGAAACTGTATCAGGACATGTGTTAGAATTTAACGATACTCCTGGCGGTGAGCGTATACTCATTAGACACAATAGCGGTTCTGGTGTAGAGATGAGACCAGACGGCACAATTGTTGTTAGTGCATTGGGCAATAAAATTGAAGTGTGTGGAGGAGACAATACAGTAATTGTAGAAGGCGATGCAAAGCTCGTATACAAAGGTAACCTCTCACTTGATGTAACAGGCGATCTCAATATTAACTGTATGAATTATAATGTTAATGCCCGTGGTGATAAGAAAGAGGATGTTGCTGGCTCATCGCGCAGCACAGTGTTTGGTAACTACGGCATGAAGATATCTGGCAATAAGACAGAGACCGTTGCTCAAACAGTAACCCACACATACTTGGGCAAGACTAGTCAAATCATTAAGGGTGGATACCTCACATCAGTTCAGGGCAAGTATGAAATGTCAGCTAGCGATTGTGTGTGTACAACATCTGAGAAAGAAGTAATTATATCGACCCCCAACCTTAACATGGCAGCAACAAGTCTGTCAGTGTTTGGAGCTACTGGCACTATTGGCGGGGAAAATATTATTCACTATGGCAAGAACTATTATGGTGTGTCAGCTACAATGAGTGAAGGAGTTACGGCTCCTACATTCCATGGCGACCTGGATGGTACAGCCCTATTAGCAATTGATGCCGACACAGCTCATTCTCAGAGTTACGGCGACTTCCACGGCGATGTAGGAACTTCACCTGGATACTCGATTACAAATACAGCAACCAATACTGATGAGACTGCGCAACCTACTGCAGGACTTCTTACTACATATCTGACAAAGAGCTCAAAGGGTGTAAAGCAGGTGTTAATTGACGCCGGCGACTTTATTAAGAATGCGCTGCAAACAAAGAAAGCGCCGACCCCTAAAGAAGCTACTGCAGTAGTTAGAGCCAAACTCAGAGATCCTGTTAACCTTGCTAACCCAGACTTTACCGCAGCCGCTATTGGAGACGGACTACTCAGTCCTAACTTTACAAAGCAGGCGCCTCCTAATGGGTTTGGACGTATTCGAGCACCCGAGCCCGGATGCGAGAGAGGTACTGTTCAGGCAGGAAACACTGATAAGGCTGGTGCAAACAAGACGTTTAGAAGACAAGAAGAGTTTCAGAGAAGGGGGCGGACTCTGCTTCCCGATCCTCTATACAATGTCGATTTCAAATCTGAAATTACAATGAATACCAAACTGGCTCCAGGCATTACTATGGCCAAGTTTATTGGTACAAAAACAGCTGGTGACTTTAAGAGTGTTAATCGTATCGACAAGTTAAATATTGCGCGCAATTACTATCTACACTCTCAGATTCTAAAGTTTGTAATGACTAGACCTGGTCAACAGCCATCTCAGTTTGCCGACTTCAGAGTTGAGGTCGCTGAGGCCTTCTACACTCCTGATCGGTATGGCGTACCTGTTGCCGGAAATCTTTTGCGGCCAGAAGTGGTCACAGAAGATAGTCTGTTGGGAAAACGGGGTAAGGGTCTAGTAGTTGTATATGAGGTAATTAATGAAAAAGGTGAACTTGATCCAGATGCCACATTTGATATTGCTTCTTACCTGAAGGATAAGTGCGGTCACCTGTTTGAAAAAATGACCCTTGACTATGACGAGTATGAGCCTGATGGGAGTCTCAATGTGCAGTTAATTATTGAGATTAAGCAACTCGAGAAAGACTACGCTGTTAACTCAAGTGGTTTGGTAGAGACTCTTTATAACGGCAAGCTACAAGGAAAGAACTCCTTAATTGAAATTGTTGCAGATGTAACTGAAACACCCCCTGTTGTGCCAGAAGTCCCTGAAGTTGTTGCGCCAGCCGAACCCCCTCCTCCTGCTGAGCCTGCATTGACAAAAGAGCAAAAAATTGCAAACGCTAAGGCTGTTCTGGACGCCGCCATGGCTGCCCGTAATGCAGCCGTACCGGGCTTTAAGGATGGGACTGTTTCGGGGGATGAGTGGGCAAAATTAAATGATGCTGCTGGTGAGGCATCTATTCAGTATGACCTCGCAAAGAGATCATAAACCCATATAAATAATACACAGTAACATAAGGATTTCCGATGGCCACCTCTCGCGCCCTATCTATCGAGGATAAACAACTTGGCACAGTATCGCTGGTAACATCTGCCGATCGGGCTTATAAGGATATTGACTTGACTTTTGAGCGCAAGGGTGGTACTAACGATATCTACAAGAAGACAGATGCGGCTGCTGTAAAGCAAGCTGTTAAAAATCTTATTTCAACTAACCACTTTGAAAAACCATTTGTTCCGAACTATGGTGGAAACATACGAGCTCTTTTATTTGAGCTAGCTGATGACAACTCTTCTGTAGAGATTGAACGGAACATCCGCAATTCAATTTACCAATATGAGCCTAGAGCCGAAGTGCTGGGGGTTGACTGTGTAGTTGAGCCCGACAGGAACAATGTAAGAGTGACATTGACATTTAGAGTGGTTAGCACGCAACAGCTCATCACCTTCACAACAGTTGTAAACAGGTTAAGATAATATGGCAACTACTATTAAATCCACCGCATTAGATTTTGAGTCTATAAAGAACAATCTAAAAACATTTCTCCAGGCTAAGCCTGAGTTTGAAGATTATAATTTTGAGGCGTCTGGTCTATCCAACTTGTTGGATGTCTTGGCGTACAACACACACTATAATGGTCTAATTGCTAACTTTGCACTCAACGAATCTTATTTGTCAACTGCGCAACTAAGAAGTTCATTGGTATCGTTGGCAGAGGGCATTGGATACATTCCCAAATCAAAAACTTCTTCACGCGCTGTAGTCAATCTTTCTATTAACACTGGGGATTTGGCTGGTCGTCCATCTTCTATTAGTTTACCTGCTGGAACAACTCTTACATCTACGGTAGGGGATACAACATACACATACCAGACCGACCAAGCAATTACTGCTACCGAACAGGGTGGGGGTTTCTATGAATTTAAAAACCTTTCAGGATCATCTAATATTACTATCTATGAAGGGGTTGCGAAGACCAAGACTTTCTTTGTAGGATCCGATGCAGCAAACACCATTTATATTATTCCGGATAATAACCTAGATCTTGAAACAGCAGTCATTAAAGTATATGATACAGCCACAAGTACATCATTTGTGACATATAATAGTCTTGTAAACGCGACTATTATTAATGAAAATTCTACGTTGTATATTCTCAAAGAATCCGCTAATGGATATTTTGAACTGGCGTTTAGTGATGGTACAACTTTGGGCAAGACTCCTCAAGCTGGCAACAAGGTGGTCGTTGAGTATCTTTCAGTGTCTGGTGTTGATGCTAATAGGGCTCAGGTATTTAAAGCGACTAACCGAGTGCTTGTCACAGAGGGTAACACATACAACCTCAACGTCACTACAATCTCTGACTCTGTTGGAGGATCCGAAAAAGAGGCAATTGAATCTATTCGCAAGAATGCACCATTCCAATACGCTACTCAAAACCGTATGGTTACAGCTGCTGATTACTCAGCTTTGGTATTGCGCAACTTCCCTAGCATCATCAAAGACATTAAGTCTTGGGGCGGTGAAGATGCTTTAAAACCTCAGTACGGGGTTATTTTCATGTCAATTGTATTCAACGATGATATTGCTCTAGAGCAACAGTTGAGTGTCAAGCAACAAGTGTTGGATCTAGCTGAGCAGCTCGCTGTAATTTCTTTTGAGTTGGAATTTGATGACCCAATTACTACATGGATTGAGACAGGGGTATTCTTCCAATTCAATCCTAGATTGACTAGCCAAAGCGTCAATAGTGCAAGAGATCAAATTGCATCTGTCGTTACTAATTACTTCGAAGAGTACACCGGTAAGTTTGATCGAGCGTTCCGCCGATCCAATTTACTGACTCTTGTAGATGAGGTTAACCCAGCCGTACTATCAAGCAGAGCTGAGGTTAAGATGCAACAAAGGGTCACACCGTTGTTGGACGCGCCGAACGACTTTGCCCTTCGCTTTCCTGTATCTATTGCTAGTCCTGATGACGATGAGTACATGATTGTGTCATCACCGTTCCAATATAACGGAAGAGTGTGTAACATTCGCAATAGATTGAGTAGCTCTACACTTCAGGTAATTGCTTTATCCGACTTGACAGTGGTAGTTGATAACATTGGATCGTATAATGCAGCAGCTGGAACACTCAACCTCGTCGGTTTTGAACCAGCTGAGGTCTTGGGCGGGTTCAACTATGTCAAGCTGTCTGCAACCCCTGCAAATCAAAGTGCTATTGCTCCAACACGGAATGATGTTATTATCCACGATGTTGATGCATCATACATAAGACCTGTAACAGTAGCAGCGGCGTACTAATATGTATACGAGTCCAGATAAGACCCTCGAGGATGATGGCAGAAGAGAGTTATCTTTTGTTGATTACCACCGCATCAAGGAAACTCTTCCTGAGTTTTTTATTGAGGCCTATCCAAAATTTATTGAATTCTTAGAAGCATACTATGAGTACGAGCATGGAGGCAGTGCGCCTTCGCGTTTGATACATGACATCTTAAAAGCTAAAGATATTTCAGCTGCTGATACCGAGTTGTTGACTTACATAGAAGATGAGTTGCTGTTAGGTGAACAGCACTTCGAAGGATTTAAAGATAAGAGAGCTGCAGCTAAAGTATCTAGCACAATGTATCAGTCAAAGGGCACTTTGTTCTCGATGCAGCAGTTCTTTAGAATGTTTTATGGATTAAATCCAGACATTACCTATCCCAAAAAGTTTATATTCGAGGTAGGTTCAACTAAATCTGTTATTGGACCAGAGGGTGATAAGTTTATTTTAAATAATACTCTATATCAGAAATACTCAGTCTTAATCAAAATTGGTATACCACTTAGTGTCTGGAGAGATACCTTTAAGCTATTTGTACATCCAGCTGGGATGTATCTCGGATCCGAAATCCAAATGGTTGGAGATGGAAACCTCGATGTGTTTGCACCAGATGTCATCCCAGCAGTATTTGGAGGACTTGCAGTACACAGCGTTGCTTCTCTTGCGCCTCAAGCGTTGCCCGAAATATCCGGTTTGGCTCAAGCTCGTTCCGGTAAAGAATTCTTATCTCCAGAGGACGATTTGACTGATAGTGATTACACATCTAATATTGTAACAAGAGTGAGGGTATCAAAGAATTACAACTACGACACCCTCACTATTGATCAATTTGATTTGATCTATGATACAATTAATGAGGCTGGTGGTCTCAACTCTCCCACATTTGATGAGGATTCAGCAGTTGGCGATATCCGAGTTCCACGCTTCTCAGAAACAATTGACACAATGGACGAAGAAAAAATTGGCGTGTATGATCCAACAGATACTTCAAATGAAGTGGGATTAGCGACATAAATACTAATGATAACTTATAACGGGCTATAAAATGGCAAGACAAAATCTTAATCTAGGATCTTTAGCAAATGATGGTACAGGTGATACGCTACGTGCTGCTGGCCAAAAGATCAACCAAAACTTTGCTGAGTTGTATAAAACTCTCAGTGGTGATTCAGGTCAGGTAGCGACAGGGGTTAGCTTGACTAACACCGGTGTTGCTTTTGAGGGAACATCGATCAATGGTACTAAGACAACACTGACCGTAACCAATCCCACGGCTGCAAGAACTGTCACCATTCCTGATGTGACAGGAAACGTAGTGGTGGATGTGGCTACTCAAACCCTTACAAACAAAACGCTCACCTCTCCGTCTATTGCACTACCCTCTATCAAGGACGACGATAGTTCTCATAGTTATAACATCATACCTGGTTCACTAACCAGCAATGTTAACCTTAACATTCCCTCTCTGAGTGATAGCGACACATTTGTAACGCTGGGCAGTACACAGATTCTAACGAATAAAACGTTAACAGATGCTGTTCTTAGCGCACCAAGTATTCAAACATCTATTGAAGATGCTAATGGCAATGAGTTAATCAAGGTTGTCGCCACTAGCAGCGCTGTAAACGAATTTACAATTGCCAACAGCGCAACAGGGTCTAGTCCTGCCCTATCTGTTACAGGAACAGATTTAGATGTAAATATGGCATTAACTGCCAAGGGTACCGGATCAGTACAGATTAGTAAAGTGTCTCTTACTCCTAGTGCGGCAATGACCTTGCCTGGTGCGGCATCGGCATCGGCATCGTATGTTATTGCTAACAGGGCAACGGCGCTGGCAATCTCACTAGCTGATGGCACTACTGCTGGTGAGGTGAAGGTGTTTACAAACAAAGGAGCAGGCGTTGCAACAATTACGCCAGCAAACTTTGCGCAAGGTACCACAGTTGCATTGGACCAATATGATGCAGCAACCTTGGTGTGGGATGGAATTAATTGGTATGTGTCCGGTCATTACGGCGCAACAGTAGCTTAACAGGAAATAAAAATGGCAGCAATTATAACTGACGCTTTAAAGAAGCAATTTATTGTAGACGCAATAGATAACATTAAAGACGCCTCCAATTACTACTATGTGGGCTTGGGTAAGAACGAAGAGTGGACTAGTGACTCTGACACTCCTATTACTCCTGTCAATAGTCTGCGTGAAGCTCAAGCTGCACGATACGGTATCCAATCTATTAAGCTAGTAACAGATGCGACCATGGTTGTGCCTCGTAGTAACTGGACTACCGGCGCAGTTTTTAGTGGGTGGGATGATGCTAGTGTGGGTCATCCTACAAACAAGTTTTATGTTCTGACAGCTTCTAACCAAGTGTATGTGTGTTTACAGCAAGGTAGAAATACTTCGGGACAATCCGTTCCATCTACAATTGAGCCAGCAGCAACTACTGTTGCACCCTTCTACACCGCAGATGGTTATCTGTGGAAGTACATATATACAATCGGTGCCATTTCCGCAAATAAGTTTTTAGCAGCCGAATACATGCCTGTTCAATTTATTGACAGCGCTGGCCCTACTGCACCTGCATCCGAACAAAATCAAATTCTTATTCAGAATGGTGCAATCGGAGGGCAGTTGTTGGGGTATGAGGTCGTCACTTCTGGTAACGGATATGAAGAAGCGACACCCACAATTTCGATTTTTGGAGATGGCACTGGAGCAGCAGCTCGAGCGTATGTAGAGGGTGGTGCGGTTGTTAAGGTAACAATTGATTCTGATGGATCATCTAATCCCAGACTGGGCTCAGGATACAATACCGCATCGGTCGAGATCGCAGCTCCTACAGGGCCTGGAGGTACTGCTGCTGTGATTCGTCCAATTATTGGCCCACGAGCTGGTATAGGATCTGATCCTCGTGTAGACCTCAAGGCTAGTGCTTTGATGTTAAACGTTAAAACAGAAGGCGACGAAAACGGAGATTTCATTGTCGCAGCCGGCAATCAAATTCGTCAGGTGTCATTGTTAAGGAATCCAGACAAATGGCAAGATATTGATTCAGACTTTACTAGCGCATCGGGATCATCATTAAAATATTTCCAAGTTACAGACGGCGAAACAGCACCCTCACTCCGGAGTGTTGTAGAAGGATCTCTAACGGGCGCTAAGGCGTATGTTGATAATGTTGTGGATGATGGCGTTGGAGGACGTAAGATTTACTTCCATCAAACAGAAGCTACAGGATTTAGAAAATTCCAAGAAGCGGAAACCCTGACTGAAGTTAATGGCGCAGGTTCAGCAACCTTAGAATCCGAGGGTACCGACGCAGACAGTGATGCTTATAAGTTGGGAGCTGTCAACCCGTTCACAGGTGATTTATTGTATATAGATAATAGAGCAGCGATTGATCGCTCAGCAGGACAAACAGAAGACATAAAAATTGTCATCCAACTATAAAGAGTAGAAAAGAATGGCCACAAGTTTTACCAAATCGGTTTTTGCGTCTACATACAAAGACGATTATAGAGACAGCGACAACTATCACCGCATTCTTTTTAACAGTGGTAGATCTCTGCAAGCTCGCGAGCTTACACAGATGCAAACCATTACTCAGCGCGAGTTGACTAGATTGCTAACTCATTTATTTAAAGATGGATCCCCAGTTAATCCGGGTGGACCTTCAATAAACAATGCATATGAGTTTATTAAGCTGAATACAACTGTTAACCTTTTTCCCACAGGGGACTCGTTATCAAATCTGCCAGGTACCACACTTACTGCAACTAATGGTGTTAAGGTAAGGGTCCTACAAGCCGTTGCCGCAACCGCAACCGACCCAGCAACCCTATACGTAGAATATACTGATACGTCAGCAGGCACCTCCGGAGCAAGTGCTATTCGGGTCACGCCTGGTACCACCCTTGGTGGCGGAGAGTATACTTTTACTGTTCAAACCACAAACACTACAACTAATCCGGCTGTTGGTGCCGGCACGCAATTCTCAGTCCATGGTGGGGATTTCTTTACCAAAGACCGCATTGTATTTGTTGGCCAGCAGTCTATTATCCTATCAAAGTACTCTAGCACTCCTAGCGCTGTTGTGGGATTTAAGGTCACTGAAAGTATTGTGACTGTTGCTGATGATCCTAACCTATATGACAATCAAGGCGTTACATTAAATAGATCAGCTCCAGGGGCCGATAGATATAAGATTAAGTTAGACTTGACGACAGAAGATCAAATATTGTCCTCCGATAACTTTATGTATTTTGCTGAAGTAGAAGATGGCAAAATTATTACTCAGGTTGTAGCAGGAGAGAATTATAATGTTCTTGAGGATAGTTTAGCAACAAGGACAAGAGAAGAGTCTGGTGATTACATTGTTAATCCCTTTACAGCTAAGTTTACAACTCAAGCGACCGACGCTACATCCGTAAATTTGAGTTTAAGTAACGGCACGGCATATGTTAACGGTTATAGAGCAACAATTGATCGCCCCACATCATTTGCACTGTCTAAGCCCAGAACAATTCGCACACTGACAGATGAGGCAATTGGTATAACATTTGGCAACTACTTGGTTGTCAACAAAGATACAAATAAGGGTTTGCCCAACTTGTATCAGACAGTTACTTTTAAGGATAGTAGCAACTTTACCGGCAATACTATTGGTACAGGAGTCGTAAGCGCTGTTGATGAAAACATCGATGGAAACGTGCAAGTGTATTTTATTAACATTGTAATGCAGACGGGTACCAATAGAAGAAATATTGCATCGTTTGGTACTAGTGTTACTGACTATTGCAATCCTGTACGTGAGTTGGGAAAAACAGTATTCAAAAATATTGATCAACAAGTTTATGTTTACAGCCTTCCTTTGTTTAGACCTCAATCCGTAACCGGAGTTGATCTTGATTATCAACGCAGAGTAACAGCAACTGTTGATGCTAGCCAGCAAATTACGCTGAACCCTGGCCTGGACACCAATCCAGACACCAAGGAAGTATTTACAAATGTAAACGATTGGATCGTGACAGTAGCCACCGGCGCTGTTGACACATCATGGAGTGTTATATCGGGAGGGGCCGGACAAAATACTGCAGTGTTGCAGACAACGCTTGCCCAAGGAGTGCAAGTAGAGGTTTACACATTTGTTAACAAAGCAAATGCGGAATCCAAGTCAAAGACGTTGGTAGAAACCACCGACACCATTACACCGTCTGCAGATGGTACAATTGCACTAGGCAAGCCTGACATCTATCGAGTAACCCGGATTACTCTAGCAGACTCTGATGGTGAAGATGTCTCTAACAGGTATACGGTTGATAATGGTCAAAGAGACACCCACTACGACCTGGGTAGCTTGAAGTTAAAGGCCGGCCAGTCTGTACCAGCTGGTGATGTATTTGTTCGGTATGAATATTTTAGTCATGGTGTTGGCGGGTGGTTCTTTGGAGTAAATTCTTACGGAGGACAGGTTGCGTATCAAGATATTCCTTCATATACACGTCAAACCGATGGTGCAATAGTCCAGCTCCGAGACAGCATTGACTTCCGACCTGTTGTTAACTCATCAGGCACTTTTGGATCTGGCGCTATTGTTTGGTATCAGCCGGCTAACACTAGTGTTGTACAAGCTACAGTAAATTATTACTTGGGCAAGTCTGTGCGTGTGATTATCGATCAAGAAGGAGTAGCTCAAGCTATTGAAGGTGTTGCCGCGCTAACCCCTCAGCTCCCCCCAAAGCCCAACAAAGCACTGGATCTGTTTTATATCAACATGAATCCTTATATGCTGAGCGACACTGATGTGGTTACAAGACCCATAAAGACAAAGCGATATACAATGAAGGACATTGATGATTTGGCGCAGCGTCTTGCAAATCTGGAAGAAGTCACCTCATTGTCATTATTGGAAACCACCACAGACAGTTTGTTCGTACTTGACTCTGACGGATTGCCTAGAAGCAAGTCAGGGTTCTTTGTAGACAACTTTGCTGATCACCTAAGATCTTTAGTTATCGCTCCAGATTACAGAGCTTCAATTGATCCTCAACAGCGGGTATTGAGACCCACTTTCCTGTCGGACAACATTAGATTGTTGTATGACAACGCCAATTCAGTTAATACTGTGTTGAGAGGTGACAACATTTACCTCAACTATACTCACACAAATCATACCAATCAGAAATTGGCTACTGAGACAATGAACATTAACCCATTTGCGGTAGTTCGAAAAACAGGGATGATACAACTGTCTCCAGCTTCTGATTCGTGGGTGGAGACAGAGTATCAGCCAGAAAATATTATAGATGGTGGCAATCGAATTGTTAACAACTTTAATAACAACTGGTCAAATTGGATGTGGAACTGGTTTGGCTCGTCTCAGACTGCATTAGCTGAGCGTGCAATTAATTCTGCTCCTGGTAGTGCTGTGGGTCAAAGCAGCAGCGGCAATGGTGGAACTACTACTACTACGGGCATGAACATGTTGATCACCACAACTCGATCAGCAGTTGCTAGAGTTGTTGCTGATGAGACAATCCGCACTTTTGTTGAGGACCGTCTACTCGATACCAAGTTGTTGCCATTCATGCGGTCTAGAAAGATTTATTTCCGCGCATATGGCATGAGACCTAATACCCGAGTGTTTGCATTCTTCAACAACGTCCCAGTTGCGAACTTTGTTAGATCTGAGCCGTTCACATTTATGAGTGGTGACCCCGTTGATCCTGGTAACACCAATAATAACGCGACCGCCCATCCAGATGGAGCTACGACGCTTCAGTCAGATGCTACCGGTACAGTTACCGGATCATTTGTTATCCCATCCACTGGCTCGTTGAAATTTAGAACTGGTAGTCTACAATTTAAGTTGTTGGACATCAGCGTTCCCAATGACGCCGATGCGTTGTCATCGGCACGTGCAACGTTTACCTCAACTGGCATATTAGAAATTCGGCAGCAGTCGTGGCTTTCTACTAGACAGATAACAATCGGGGGTACAGACACCTCCACTACACGCGTTACGGCATTTCAAGCCGAGGGAGGTGGCGACCCACTGGCTCAAACATTTGTAGTCGAGACGGGCGAAGGCATTTTTGTCACAAAGATTGGTATTAAGTTTGCCACTGCAAGCGCTACAGTTCCAGTAATATGTCAACTCCGTGCAACTGTTAACGGTGTGCCTTCTGCAAGCGCTATCCTGGCAACCAAGGCTCTTGGAGGGGCTACGGTTCAAGCAGATATTGATGCAACACCGGCAACTCCTACCGTAGACACCTTGGTCACCACATACTTTGAATTTGACGAGCCAGTGTATCTAAGCGGAGGAGTTGAATATGCTATTGTATTGTTGACAGACTCCGTAGATTATAACGTATATGTTGCTCAGACGGAACAATTCTTGCTCAACTCAACAGAGCTGAGAGTATCCCGTCAACCCACATTAGGTTCACTGTTTAAATCTCAAAACTCTAGAGTGTGGGAGCCGGATCAAACCCGCGACTTGACTTTTGAAATCGAAAAGGCGGTATTTAGTACAGCTGGTGGTACAGCAAGACTTGTTAACGCAGACTTGCCGTCTCATTTATTGTCCGCCGGTAGCTTATCAACTGCTGTGGGCGATTCAGATGTAACAGTTCAAATTCCCAATCATGGCATGACAGTATCGGACGAAGTTTTGATTGCTGGCACACCAGGTACAGTTGGAGGTGTTGATTCATCTGCTATTGTAGGTTTGCGGACCGTTACTGCTATAGATGGCTTTGGATTCAAGTTCCAATCAGATTCAGCTGCGACTGCTGCGACTATTGGCGGTGGTAGTATTATTGTTGAAAAGCAAATGATGTATGACATTGGTGTCCCATCCATACAAACAATGATTCCAGATCGGACTTCTGTTCAGTATTCTCATAGAACTACTTCGGGTAGATCTTTAGCTAGTGGTACAGCTTATCAACATGATATTGGGTTCTCATCACTGTCAAACAACGAGGAAAACTATTACGTATCTCCTAGATTGATTGCTACAAGTCGAAACGAGACTCGATCTCTTGACGGAGAAAAATCATTACAGATTAATGGTGAGTTGACAACAACTTCTGCTAATGTGTCTCCTGTAATTGATTTACAGCGTGCCACATTTACAACTATTAATAACCTTATTGATAATCCCCAATCCCTTGATTCAGATAAGTCTGGGTTTAATAAAGGATTGACATACATTTCCGAAACAGTACCATCTGGTGGCACATCGTTGGCGAAGCATATTACTCAGCCAGTGGGATTAGCTCAGAATGCTGTGGGATTAAAAATCTTTATGGCTGTTAATAGACCGTCCGGATCAAATGTTGATATGTATTACAGAACTGATCAGAGTGATGACTCAGCTGATGGTACTTTACTCACGTCAGACTGGTCGCTCGTTGCTCCTGTGAGTTCTATTAAGATTGATGACAATCCTACCATCTTTAGAGAGTACGAGTATCTCGTAGGTGGCAATACAGGCACGATGACTCCATTTGATCAATATCAAATTAAAATTGTTATGAGATCTACTAACTCCTCTAAGGTGCCTGTTATCAGGGATTTAAGAACTATTGCCATGGCCACATAATATGAGTGAGTTTATTCCTGTAACAGATAAACCCGGTCTCGTTAGAGACCCGAGATCGGGTGCCATTTTGAATATAAATAAGAGTGACGTAGAGAAAGCACGAGCGGCAAAACAGGCTCGTCTAAACAAAGAACAACAGCAAGCACAGCTTCGCCGTGATGTAGATAATTTGAAAAGTGATATTAGTGATATAAAAAGCATGCTCGCACAATTAGTAGAGAAGATCTAATGGCTATTACAATTGTTACATCCAGCGATACAATTAATGCGTGGAAAGAAAAGACGAACGACATCTCTGCTGATGTTGGAGATATTACTCAACTAACAACCGACTCTGATGCGGATGTTGTTCGTGCCATTAACAGTATTGATTCTAATCTAGGTGCGCGCGAAACTCTAACCACAATCGACAACTCTAACGTTGTTGCGGCTATCAATGAGCACGATGCTGAGCTTGGCGACTCTGCTCTTACCACTACGGCTCAAACAATTCGTGGAGCAATCAACGAACATGATGCAGAGATTGGTGATTCTGCTTTAACCACAACTGGCCAGACTCTAAGATCCGCCATTAATGAACATGATGCTGAAATTGGCAACATGACGTTAACTGGATTAACAGCAACTGATTTATCAGCAGCTGCTAGAGAGTTGAGAACCGAGGTGGGTGATGTAACTGCTCTTACTACTGCAGAGAAAACAAATACGGTGGGTGCAATCGTTGAGGTTGTGGATAGAGTTGATTCTTTAGATGCACTACTGGATCAGCCTGTCTTGCGTACTTCCGCAGTCGACTTTGCAAGAGTCACCACAGGCGACACAGTTCTCGATGGCAACGGCATCGCTCATACGAGCACATACACCATTGATGCCGGCGTTAACATTATACTGGATGCAGCTAGCTCCGGTGGTGTTATCATGAGAAGAAGTGGTGTTACCAAGTTTACGTTCAAAGACTCTGGTTCGCAACATCAGGTAATTGATGTTCCCGGGACCATGCATCTTCACGCTGGAGATGATATAAGACTTGATGCTGGCGGCGGTGACTGGATTCTAGAAGATCAGGACATTACTCAGTTTCAGTTTAGTGGTGTAGGCGTAGGCAACAAGCGGATGTCTATACCTACAGGCAACTTCGAAATTGATACGCAAGCAGCTACTGGCCAAATAAATCTGCAAGCTGGTGCTAACGGTAAAGTTGTTCACAGTGCCGGTGGTACTGAGATGATGAATTTTACGACTGGGTCTATCAACAGAACCGGTTCATTAACAATTGATGCCTCTGCTAATATTACCTTGGATGCTGATGGAGGTAACGTCTATTTTAAGGATGGCGGCGCCACCCAGATGACGTTTACTGGCGGTACCAATAAAGAGATTGTGGTTGCAAGTGGCGATCTTACTGTCGATGTACCAGGCAATGTTACAATTGATGCAGATGGCGGCAATGTATATTTTACTGGACTCAGTGGAAATAATCAGTTTTTGTTTGCTGGTGGTGTCAACAAAGAAATAGATATCCCCACTGGAGACCTAACTATTGACGTTGCTGGTGATGTTAGTATTGATGCCGACGGCGGTAATATTACGTTTAAAGATGATGGCACAACAACATTGGCATTTAGTGGCGGTACGGTTGCTAGGACTGGTACATTTACAATTGATGCTTCAGCAGACATTGTGTTGGATGCAGGCGGTGCTGATGTATTACTAAAAGATGATGGCACTGCATATGGCTCTTTGACCAATTCAGGATCCAACCTCACGATTAAGTCTGGTACTCAAACGGCTCTCACATTTAGCGGAGCTGTTAGTGGTGCGACTAAAAGGGCCGCTACATTTAATGGTCCTATATTTGCTACAGACAGTGCACTGAGCGACAGTATGGGTGGCAGATCTCTTGTTGGTGCAATGAACTACTTGTTTACCAACTTGCAGTCGGCGTCGGAATATGCAGGTACGCTGAGCCTAAACACTTCAGCAACCAATCTTACTGCTGCTGTTAACGAGTTGGATGCAGAGCATGGTGTTCTTGCCAATTTAACCACAACATCTAATAGTACATTTGTTGGAGCAATTAACGAGCTTGATGGTGATATTGGTAATAAAACCTCCTTGACAACAACTGCTAAAACAACTTTGGTTGCTGCTATCAACGAGCTTGATGGTGATATTGGTAATAAAACCTCCTTGACAACAACTAATAAAACAAATTTGGTTGCTGCTATCAACGAGCTGGATGCAATGACCACCGACAGGGTTGGTGAAGGGTCAACTAATTTATATTATACAGATGCTAGAGCTCGTGGTGCAATAAGCGTTACAAGCAGCACCGGTTTGTCATATAATAGTAGTACAGGTAAAATGGCTGGTGTTAATGCTACAAATTCGGTTAAGGGCGTTGCATCATTTGAGTCTGATAACTTTATTGTTAGTAGCGGTGCTGTTAGATTAAGAATAAGTGCCACAAATAGTGGTGCTGGATATGGTTCACTGGCATATGATAGCGATACAAGTGTATTTACCTTTTCAAAAGTTACTGATGCTAATATTCGCGGAAGAATAAGTGCCACAAATAGTGGTGCTGGATATGGTTCACTGGCATACAGCAGTTCTACAGGTGCAATAACATATAGTAAAGTTACGGATGCTAATATTAGAGGTGCATTCAGCGGCACCTCTCCAGTATCAATCAGTGCAGGTGGTGCAATCAGTGTGGGTGACGCATCTACTACTACTAAAGGCGTTGCATCTTTTGATGATACCTCGTTCAGCGTTAGTAGTGGTAAAGTATCATTGAATTCAACAGGATTTATTGGTAATGCTCAAATTACATCGACTGCCGGAATTGATTTTTCCAAACTAGCCAATATTACAACTGCTAATAGGTTGTTGGGTTCAACAACACCTAATGGTGCTGTATCCGAAGTGCAAGTTGCAAGCGCCATGATTGCTAACAATGCAGTCTCATACACTAAGATGCAAAAAGTGGTAACAGCAAATCGATTATTGGGATCCACATCAGCCAATAGTGCCGTATCTGAAGTGCAAGTACAGTCCGACATGATTGCTTCTGGTGCTGTTACTACAGCAAAACTTAGCAATAGTACTACCCTAAATATAAAAAATAGCAGCGGCACTACGTTGTTTAGTGTAACAGGCATTGGTTAATAATAAGGATTTTGAATGACAATACGTTACCCACAAAAGTATACTACTCTATCGCGAGCTATTCGATCGGAAATAACAACATACACCTTTTCTGGTGTAAAAAGCGGAGTTACATTAACACAAATTAAGCTATTGCGGTTGACACCAGCACAAGCTGTTGATTCATGGAGCAATGGAGAAATAAATAAAAGTATTGGGGGTAGTAGCTATACTACTACAATGAATGCTAGAATGTCCACAGAGGCTAATGCTCGTGTGTGGTCTATTAATATGGACACCACCGTCAATGGTACTAGCAATGGATGGATATTCGTAAAAACATCTGATAACCAAGGGAACGAATTAGTAAACGGTTGGGAGTTGTGGTGGCCCAAAGAATCGGCCACCCACAGCTACTATGACTTAAACGCCGCGTCGGCCGCCAATGCAGCGCTGGCGTTTGATAGATGGCCAGGTAACTTTACGGTAGTGGAGAATGATGATATTCTATCTCCTCTTGTTGCTATACAAGACTTTCAAGAGACTGGCGAAGACAACAGAAAATATCAAGTGTATGCATTATATGATGCCTGGTTAAAGAGCCGTGGTAGCGACCCACTTGACGGTGAAAAAAATACAATTTCTGGAGTAGAGCTTGTTGTTCATCCGGTACGACACACCTTCTATACTGATAACCAAGGCGGTAACGCCGATCTCTTTATGGAACTAGGATACCGTTCCGACGAAACGAAGGAAGCCGCTGTGCTATCGGGTCCCGTAAATACTGATTTTACTCTTGGACTGGCATACGCTTTAATTGGTCTCCAAACCAATTCATGGAGCCGAAGTATGAAAACTAGAGTGCTGGGCTCCCGCGAAATATATTATTTAAAATTGGGGTATCAGTGGGGAGTTATTAACGATCCAACGGACGCCCGCACAAACCAATTTATGTTGAAAGACAATAGGGTTATAGCTGGAGAACAACGGATAAGTGCCACAGATTATATATTTCCAGCCACATCTAGTGAGTATAATCTCACCACTCAATTCAATTTCAGAGCAACTCTTGATCAGTGGATTGACAGATCATATCGCGATAGATCGGTCACGGGGAGTAGTCTGATGCCGGCCGATAATTTAATTCCGTTGTACTGGGACGGAACATCTCTTAAAAGGATGTCGTACGCTGACATTGTAGACACTTTTATTGTTCCGACGTTGCAAACAATGAAGGGTGATGGTTTTGCAGATCAGACAGAAGATTTTAAACCATACACTGTTAGTACTTCAACATCAATTTCAAACTATTATCCTGGTAAACCAATTTATTTTGATTCACGTATTGATAAAGACCAATATCAGTTTACTCTATCCCCAGACCAATACAAAGGAAACGACTTTGGTTATTTACTAACGGTTGGGGCTGAAGAAACAAGAGATCAGCCAATCACAATAACTACCTATAGATTATTTACTAAAAACAACTGTAGAGCGGCAACAACCCAATCTTCTAATTCTGTTGAATATATGGCGTTTGATGCCACGTCTAATAGTATTGTGGGTGTAACAAACAGTCAGCTAGCAACAGCACTTCTTCCTTTACTTAATTTTCATATGTGTAGCGATGGTGCATATTCAATTAGATACAGTATGACAAATTCCGCAATTGCTAACTCCGAACCTGATACATCGTTGTATAATTCATCCATCTCGTTGGGGTCTGTAATGCAAGACACATCATTTAATGAAGATACAGCAGGATTGGTTATTGGTTATTATGGAGGTACAGATGACTATAGAACCCAAGTCATGCCTGTAGCAGCAAACCAAACTGCTAGCAATACCACCAATACCATTCGCTTAAAAATGTATACCGTCTCAACCCCTTGATTGTAATTATTGGAATAAAAATGTTAGATACAAAAGATAAAGTAGTCAGCGCAATTTTTGGTAATACGGAACAAACAATGATCCGTGCTACAATTCAAAAGAGCAAAACAAAAGAAATTCATGAAGTCAATGTTACCAGTATTGACGGGGACCCCTTTTTGTGGAATCAAATTATTTCCCAAGTACCGCTAGAAAGTATTGCGGAACAAACAAGAGATTTCCAAGCGGGGCAGCGAAGAGCGCTTGCCGATACCCTAATAAATTATGCTAAGAAAAATAACTTAGTGTATGATCCCAGTACGTGGAGTCCCAATACCAAGTTATCTATTGATAACATCTTCGTTTTGCCTGAGGGCGACGTGGGATCAGATTTCTTATTTGAATTGAAACTAAGAGTATTTGATATGCCAAAAATTGCTGCCTCAAGTGATCAGGCAGTTAAGGTAGCAATTCGCGAAGCAGAGTCACCCATCGAAGTATTCTATCACGCCGGCAAGATTCTATTTAACAAATAAATTATAATCGGCCCACTTGTGGGGATGATTGGCCATGTGAGTAAAGTGAACAAACTTTATCGATGGCCAGAACTCTCCTCCCAAGTATGCATATGGGTTACCAGTCACTTGTTTGAATCTAGTGTTCAATTTGGATACACTGGTTGTAAACTCTGGACCCTGTCTAGCTTCCATACGACAGAACCATTCTTTGGGGAGTGTGATCAATTCCAACTGTTCCTTAACAGTATCATTGATAAAATGCTGCTCGCCGTTCACAGGACCAGATGTGAATCCTTCTTTAATATAAATTGTTTGCCAGTGTTCTGGATCCGACATGAATTTATCAAAGATATATCTACAATCCTTGGGATAATATTTGTAGAACCCTCCGTTGATGGTGAATCGGGTTTCTAAGTCCTCAAACCCCCAACGCCACCAACCAGGTGCTGCTAAAAATTGGCCTCGTTCAATGGGATAGTCGAATATCTTTTTATAGTCCCCCAACAACAGCACGTCAATATCCATTACGCATACTGGTTCGTCCTGATCCAAAGTCATACCGATCATTTTGTTCCACTGTAGCTTGACTCTGGGGTCAAATGCTTCACGAATCCAAACAAATTCGTACTCTGGTAACTTAGACTCGAGATACGTCTCATACTCCGGACCGTATCGATCACCAATTCTAACTGCTATGATTTTCATATAGTATATTCAATCTAAAGGGGGTCTGTCCAATTACCGTTGTGTTGGGTAAATCCAAAAGCTGGTTGAACTGCTCATTCATGTGTTCCAATGAGTACTTATGATATGAAAAGATATAAGAGAATATATTAGTCAAGTAGATCAAGTTAGACTTCGAAGGGTTAACTTCGAGTGTTTGAGTGAAGTAATCAAATTGCTTTATCTCAACATCCTTTATCTGCTGCATAGCAGCAATCCAATCATGATCGGAAAAGATATCATCATTCTCTTCAATAAAACCAGATGGTTTATATGACGCGTCGTCAATTCGACTATTGTATACTTTAGCTACAATCTTTGTAATTCGCTCAATATCATTAACGGTTTTGGCGCCGTACAAATTAAATAGCCCATCTTTCCACTTTAGAGACGGTTCGTGGTTGTCCACTATTACTAGTTTGCTATTCTCGTGACCAAACCGTTTCCACAAATACTCTGCAACATTACCAGCGGCGGGTGCGTAGATAACATCATACTTTCTCGACAGCGGAATCTTATCAATCTGTGATAACTTCGATGTGTTACGTCTGTAAATAATATTGGGCGATTTTTGCTGATCGGCAACTAACGGGGCACTCAACTCTTCACGTTGAGGATACGTAAAGTATTTGGAGCTACGTTCCGGTGATGTGAAGTTTGTTATTGTATCACCTCCTGCTACCACCTTGCTAATATATTCAGCCATTTCAGCATTTTTAACTTCACGTGTTTCAGTACCTGGTTGTAGCCACGTCGGAGTATAGTCGTCGTGAATATTATCTTGTGACACTTTGGGTATTGTCGCGATACCACTCCATTTGCCAAATGTGGGTCGATCAATATCGCGCCAGTGTCGAAGATTTAAAAACATTGATTGTAGGTGCATCCTACCATATTGCTTATCCGGGTGCCACAAAATATGACCACGGCACGGACTATCGTTACGCTCAATCCACTTGTCTAGGTAGTGGTAAATGCTGTATTCAGAAGAACTAGCAGGAAAACGATATACCGTTCCAACATAGGATACCAGAGCGTAATCATACTCGTCAGCAAGAGTTGCACCCTCGTCTAACGTCTTTGCAAAAATAACATTATGTTCGTCATTACCACCTCTAGACCACCCAATGCCTGTCATCCAGGTCAAAGTCATTAAGTATTTTTTAAAGTCACCCCACTCGAGTTGTGGGTAGTCGACAATGATGTGAACTTGATTACGCTTATTAATTTTATTATGGCCCGCGTGGTCCAAAATATACTTTGCGTACTCCTCAAATGACTGCATCTGGGTATTCTTTCTTAAATGATCTAATAAACAACTTCAACCGTTCTTCGTTGGATCCCCCATGAACAATAAAGTGGATCCTTGGTTGTTTCGAAAAGTTGGCTGCCTCGTGAAACGGCCCGTTGTTAAACCAGTACACCTCAAGAGGAGAAAACGGTACTTCTAGCTTATCTTCGACCCTTCGAAGGTAGCAGTTGTCTGGTTGTGTAATGCAAATGTTTATCGCTGACATAATATCATCTTTTAACGGCATACCTTCTTTCCATTGATGAGTATCGGTATGAGACCTAATGAACCCACCAGACTCTAATAACATAAAACGAGCTCTGCCATACTTCCCATTATTAGGAAAGTCTTCTCTCAACCAACGAGTCATTTCAGGTGCGAGATCAGCCAGCTTAGTCCATTTATAAAAATCTTTAGCAGTGGGATTGTAATGTGTAATATTCCAATCCTCACCATGCAGAGTAGCAGAGGACCAACCCCTCCCGTGGGATTCTCGGTGGGCCGTAAACAGTCCTTGATTATAAATTGTTTTTGCTTCATCAACAACAGCCTCCGGGATTGTAATATCTGCTTTGAGGTAGAAGACTTTATTGTCTCTACACCACTGTTTAATTTTTTCTACTTCATCCAAACATTGCATCATATGTACTGTGAGTTATTTTATCAACTGTTAATAATGAGAGATCACCTCTATAGAATATACGCCGCCACGAATCTTTAGAAGTCTTTGGAGAGGCAACGCAGTAATAGTAATTAGGATCTTCTGTGTATCCAAAGCTAGTATACCAACGCGACACTAGTTTTGTACGTCGATGCCAGTTTGCGGTTATTATAGATAACTTATAATCTGTGTGATTGTCAATCAAATCGCATATAGCGTATTTAAAACCTTCTCGTCTGTGCTCAGTGGGCGCGATGGACAAGTTATTTCGAAACACTTGAGATATGTATAGATCACTAACCCTACACACCCTAGGGTCGTACAACCCTCCATTTACAAATGTTGCGGACGCTCCTGGAACTCCGTTGTAATATACTAATAAGAAGTAATCGCGATTGTGCAAATCTTTGGGTTGTACGCCCTCTTGCTGAGCTTGTTCAACAAAGCTATTGTATTCGTCAAATGGCTCGGTGCTCAGTATATGTTTAAAGCAACTAAATGTTTCTATTATCATGTATATCCCTGCCTAACCGGCGGTATGGTATTATACCATTAAAACTCAATTAAGTCCAGTATTTTTTTACCCAAGGTTGTGCCAAACAAATGTCGGCACCCTCATTAAATAAACAGACTTCGTACGCCGGTCTGTGTAATCCGATCTGACTGTCGGTTTTGTAGTGCGTACCTTTGTTATACGAGTAAGCGATATTGATTGGTAAGGTTTCGAGTTCCAACTGCTCGTTGTACAGGAACCTGTCCACACCTTTGTATTTGAATAGACTGTCGATTTTTTTTCGTTGGAAGAGTTCATACGCTGGTAATCCTTGGTTATCTTTCCACATCATAATTGAAGAGTTGTACACTGTCGGATATCGATCATCCGAACAGGGCTGATACATTCCGTCTTTCCAAGCTGTATATAATACAGACAACTTGGAGGGGGTATGATTCATTAACTTACTTAGCGGATTGATAATAACAATATCAAGATCAAAAAGTATATTAGTTCCGTGGCCATTAAATTTTCCCAATAGGTCTATCTTGAGCCACCACTTTTCGAGATCGGACTCAATGGGAATAACTTTAACCTCTTCACGAATCTCTGATGGATCCTCTGTATAGCAATAGAAGTCAAAATCGCGTGGTAGATTTCGCTTGACCATACTATAGAGTTTGTTAACATATTCAGCAGAGTACTTATCACCCCACTTCACACATAATATATTCATTGTATTTTAATTGTATCCCATCTTTTGTGACAGTTGATCCAAATCAGCAGAGGTCAAATCTTTGAAAGGAAAGTACAACAAGGAGTAGAATCTGTCTGGTGTAAGACCGTTACCCAGATCCGGAAATGATGCAATGTCGGCGCGAGGAGAACCATCCGCAGTGTTAATTTGTTCTTGGGTAACATTCCCAGAATTCAGTAACTTATTAACAACATGATCTGGATTAGATCTCAAGTATTCAGCAATTGTTACCCCGTTTTCTGAAGCTGTGTGACGCAACTTCCACATGTAATACATGTCCTGGAGGTGTGGAGCAACCACTACTACCTCATTAGCCAATTGCTCAAAGCTACGGCCAGTGTGTTTTGACAGAGCTTGAGCTTCTAAAAGATACAGGTTAAAGTTTGAAGAAGATTTGCGCGCTGGGGGAAGACTCGATTTATTAATAAATATCTTTTGACAGTGGTATTTTTCTAACTCATTGTATGCGTTATTAACTAAATCCTCATATCTAACTGGCAGCTCATCATTGTTGGCAAATATTTCATTGAACCCCACAAGACAAAGAACTATAGTATTATTTACGCCGTAATAATCAATACAGATATCCAACAACAATTTAGAAGACTCATCTTCTGTATATGAGACAACCACCTTTTGACCAGCACTCAGTTGTGGTAAATTATCAAATGTGTTCCACGTTTCTAAAGACATTATTAAACTCCGTATAAATGTACTCTAATATTTATAATGGTTTTGTTTATAAAACCATTATAAATAAAGGGAGTAGGCAACAACGTTCACAGGTTTAACATGGCACAATACGAAGAATTTACAATAGATCAAGGAACTGATGTATCCATTGAGATTCATCTCACCAACACTGATGGTTCAAAGAAAAACCTCAATGGTTATGATATCGCAGCTGTCATGAAGAAAAACTATAATAGTGGTGATTCCGATTCCTTGGCATTTACAGGTATAGTAGCGGAGCCCGTGACAGCTGGTATTATCAACCTGTCTTTGACTAATGTACAAACAGATAGTCTACGACCTGGCAAGTATGTTTATGATGTAGAAATTTCTTACGATGAAGATAGTGCTACAGTTATCCGAGAGAGAGTGTTGGAGGGTAAAATATTTGTAACCCCTTCTGTCACAAGGTAAATAAATGTCTTCAGAAAAGTTTAACGTCAGTGTAAGTCAAAAGACTACTGTTAAGATATCGGAGGGTCAAACTCTTGTATCGAAGGTAGTTATTGGAACTCCGATTCGCTCTATTGAGCAAGCCCGGTTTGACGCTGCCACGTTAAACCGCTTCCCAGGTTCTCATTATCTAGATTGGAATAATTTTACTAATGTTCCAGATAAGGCTATTCTTGAACGAATAGATGAGATTGATGAGTCCGCTGCCGGCGATGGTTTTTTTGGCGCAGGATTGAAGCTCAATGGTACCATACGGGTTGCCGGCTCTATCATTCCCGACTCTAACGAGCGGTACAACCTGGGTACTCCTAACTATCGTTGGGGAGCTTTGTATGTAAAAGGACAAACGATTTATGTGGGTTCCCTTGCCATTAGTGATCAGGGAACCGGTCAATTAGCAATTTCAAATATTGTGTTTGATCCAACCGGTGAGCCTGACGTTGATTCTGCCGGCAACATTTTAACCATTGGCGCGCAAATTGTAGGTTATTCTGATGAACCCGAAGCGGACTTGCTAACAGCTGTTCCCAATCAAATTGTTGATGAATATGATGCGGAATTATATCGAACAAGTAAGTATGTTATTCAAGTAGAACATGATAGTGATAGTAAATATCAAACCAGCGAGTTGCTGTTGACTCATAACAATACTGACGTATTTTTAACAGAGTTTGCTGTTGTCCAAGCTCAAGATTCATCCATTGCTGAATTCACCGCCACGATGGCAACCGGAGCTGCAGATAGTTCTATTGTTACCCTACTAATGAGTCCTGTATACACTAATACCAGTTTTAAATCAAAACGGTTTAGTATACAATCTTAATAGCGTAATTAAAACATATAAATAATCAAGTAAATACATGCGTAGCCAAATGTGGAAAGTGAAGCTAGATGGCTGTTAATAAAAATTTTATTGTAAAACGAGGGATTGAGATCAACGACAGTGCGATCGTGCACGGTGTTCTTTCAGCTTCGGGATTGCGATATCCTGTAACAGACGGTAGTAATAATGATGTTGTAAAAACCAATGGTAATGGAATATTATCGTTGGGTAAACTTGCACTTAGAGATCTATCTGATATAGATGTGCAAAGTCTTGCGGATGAAGGGTTACTTGCGTATGATTCTGCGACCAGTAAATGGGTTGCGACAAACGAAATTTCAGTGGATGTTAATTCCGACGGAGGCTTTTATTAATGGCATCAATAATTAAAATTAAACGGTCAGGTACCTCAGGGGCCCCCAGTTCGCTAAAACAAGGCGAATTAGCATATTCCTACTTAGCTGGAGACCAGTCCAACGGTGGTGACAGGCTGTATGTGGGTACGGGTGCCGTTGACGGCAATGGCAATGCTACAAGTTTGGATGTCGTGGGTGGTAAGTACTTTACTGATCAGTTGGATCATGTAAAAGGCGCGCTGACGGCAAATAGTGCTATAGTAGTTGATGCTAACAGCAAGATCGACAACATAAGGATTGACAACATTGACATTGACGGTAATACTATTAGCTCTACTAATGCTAATGGTAATATTGTTATTGATCCCAATGGTATCGGTACAGTTGATGTTTCGGGTGCTCGGGTCACTAATGCTGGGACCCCTTCGGCAGGTACAGACCTAGCAACTAAAGATTACGTTGATAATAACGTAGGTGCTACACAGTTGACGATTATCGGTAATACCGGCACTGATACTATCAACACGCAAGATTCGGATGTTACCTTTACTGGTACAGATGGTATTGTTACAGCGGTCACCGATAACACAGTTACATATTCTATATCAGACGGTGGTATTGCCAGTGCAAAGCTAGCCAACTCAGGTGTTACCCTTGGAACGTATGGCGGCGCTAGCGCAGTTCCTATTATAACTGTTAATGCCAAGGGTCAAATCACCGGCGTATCTACAGCTACAATCTCTGGCGAGATGAGCATTACCGGTGACACTGGTTCGGATACTGTCAGCCTTAGAGATTCTGGACTAGATTTTGCCGGCGGTACTGGTCTCACAACAGCGGTTACTAATAATGTTGTAACCATCAACCTTGATAATACAGGGGTTACACCAGCCTCATATGGCGATGCTACAAACATTCCCACGTTTACTGTTGATCAGCAAGGTCGATTAACAGCTGCCGGCACAGTTGCTGTTGCAGGTACACTAACAACTGCTGGTACAAGTGGTACGGGGGACGTTAGCTTACTTGACTCATCACTGACCGTTGATGGAGCTGATGGTATTAATACTACCGCTTCTGGCGCATCTATTACTGTGGGGTTGACGGATGGTGGCATTGCAAGTGCTAAGTTAGCCGACACAACTGTTGTTGCTGGAGCTTACGGATCTGAAGCTGCAATCCCAACGTTCACTGTTAACGCAAAAGGTCAGATAACTGCTGCTGGTACAGTAAGTGTTTCATCAACTTTAACTACTGCTGGCG